GTTAAAAACCTACCCTTAAAACAATGAATGAATAATGAGAAAGTAAAGCTATAAACTCCCCAATAATCGAATAACCATAACAAATATATAAAAAATTTGTTACAATGAATTATTTTACGACATCTTTTAAATCAGATGTAATAATATCCATAGCACCATCAACTCCTAAGAATTTTCTAATATATGTTGCAGTTGTTGAATTTATTAATCCAGCTAATTGGTCAGGAGTGTATTTAGCACTTCGAGCTAATTTACCATCATTACCTCCTCCACCTGTATTGTAATGAACAATGATTCTATCCATGTGTATTAAACCTCCTGACATACCCCAGTCACCAAATTCTTTTTTACCTTGAAAAAGAGAATCGGCATATTGTCCGATGTATATTGAACCAATTAAAATATTTAACTCTGGATCTAATTGTTGAGCTGCGGTAATTGGTTGAAAATTACCATTAGCATCCCATTTAACACCTTTTCTTTTTAGAATTTCCTTTTCTTTATCAGACATTCTGCCAAGTTTAAATTCATTTGATAAAACTTTATTGGCATAGCCTTCATTTCTATTCCATTGCATAATTCCAGCAGTTGCACCATTTTGAACAGGTTTAATATTACTTTCAACTGTAGCAAAAGCTGTTAATATCTCAACAGGAATATTTGAAGTTTCAGATGCTTGCTTAAAATATTTACCATATTTACCCCAACCTGTACTAATAACATCTTTTATTCCTTTTCTACTTCCCCAAGACGCGGGAGATTTTAATTTTAAATTAGGTATGCCTAATGAACCTGTAGTTGCCATAATTAATTAGTTCTATAAATTGATATTTTTCTATCGTCTTTATCTGGATTTCCTGATTTTAATCTACTTTGATTGTATAGCCAGTAACCTAAATAACTTAATCCCGCAACACCAATAAGTGCTCCGATTATGATGAGTGCTTTATTTCCTTTTTTCATAAAAAACCTAAATTAATGATAATTAATCATATACAAAATTATGCATTCAAATCAAAGACATCTTGCATAAATAATTATTTATTCTGTACACCTCGCACTTGTATATTTGTATAAATATCGAATAAAAATCAAATCCTATTATTTTTCTACTTACATTTGTGAACATAAAGTGTTTTGTAAATGGCAAAGAAAATCGAAACAAATGATGGTAAGAAAGGCGGATGGCTTGTAGGTAAAAGACATTACGATGAACAAGGAAATCCATTAGGAGGTATAAAAGCAGTGGTAACAGACGCAGGTAACAAACCCGTTGAGTTAGAAGGTGGTGAAGTTATTATTAATCGCGAAGCATCAAAAAAATACTGGAAAGAATTATCTCGTATTAATCAATCAGCAGGTAATGGCGTTGCAATAGGACCACCTGAAGGTGCAGATGAAGACCCAGATGAATATTCAGATGGTGGGAACATCATAGAATTTAATCCTAATCATATTCCAAACAAATGGATTGTTAGTTACGCAAAAAAGATTAAAAAATCATATCCGGATATTTGGAAGTTAGGTGGTAACATTTTTGGTAATGAAGCATTCAATAATTTAGAACGTGTTTCAGAACGCGGGTATTGGTTGGATTCAGAAAAATGGATGTATATCAAATGGCGTTCATACGTTGCAAGACATATTCATGATTTTAGAATTGAAGGTGTAGTTGCGATGTTGAAATGGTGTGATAAGGTTGAAAAAGGATGGCCTTATATGAAACAACTAATTGAAGAGAAAATTGCTAAGAAAGGTTGGAAACATAAACAAGCATCTAAAATGGATGATGGTGGGAATGTAAATAATAACACCATAAAAGTTTCAAAATACATTTTAGAAAGACATCCGAAAAAAGGAGATATTTTTGAAGGTGGTAAAGCAGATGGTTACAAGATTGTAGGAATTAAAAAATTAAAAAAACATTATGGCATTATTTACGAAATTTTACTATTAGACACGAAAGCAAATGATAATGGGGGTTTTAATAGAAGAATTGTTGGTTATACACCTCAAACAAAAAAAATCAGTGATTTTAACCAAAGTTTTTTAACGTCAACAAAAGGTAAATATTATACAGTATGGTCAGATTCTGATATAGATGGGCCCATAAGTACTAAAATGAAAGAAGGCGGTAATGTAGTTACATACAAAGACAAATACAACACCAAATACAAGTATAAAAAAGGTGAATCGCATAGTTTAGAAGAAATATCAAAAGATACAGGCGTTTCAATGAAAGGTTTGCAACAGATTTACGATAAAGGAATTGGCGCATACAAAACAAATCCAAAAAGCGTAAGACCTAATGTCACTTCAAAAGAGCAATGGGCAATGGCAAGAGTTTACAGCGCAGTAATGGGTGGTGATGCAGCTATCGTTGATAAAAATGAATTGAAGATGAATAAAGGAGGCAAAGTAGGTCAAGAAATTACATGCATAAAATGTGATTGGAATTGGAACACGAATAAGTCAGAGGAATTTGATAAATATGTTTGTCACAATTGTGGTACTGATAATTCTAGAATATATGCACCTAAAAAACTTAAAGGTGGTGGTAATGTCGAATGGCAAAAAGCAAGAATTGGTGATAGTGCAAGAGTTGTTTCTGAAAACAAAATGGGTGTAATTGTAAAAGATTATGGTCGTAAATTCCACTTGAAATTTGTTGATGGAACAGAAAAAACTTACGATGCTGATGAACTTGACTTCTATCGTTTAGATGAAGATGAATACGCAGGTGGTGGTTTAATAACTACTTACGGAGGTGAAGCAAAGATTGGTGATAAAGGTCAATTGCAAACGCGAAAAGGTAGGATTGATATTCAAATTACGAACATTACAGATAAGTGGGTTATTTTTAACGATTTAACTGAAGGTGGTAAAAGAAAAGATTCACCACGCGATAAATTCATTGAAAATTATAGAGGAAATGCACCTCTTGGTTCGGCTGTAACACCTGCAACATCAGTTCAACCACCAGCAGATATTTACGAACTTAAAAAATCTATATTTGCGCCTGATTTATACAATACTAAAATAATTGTAGATACTCCTGAGCAATCAGCAGCTTTTCAAAAAATAGCAATTGAATTAGGAATTACTTGGGGACGTGGTATTAAAACAATCCAAAATACAAATGGAAAATATTTGTATGTAGATGATGAATTTGGTGCCGGCGAACAAATACTTGGTTTTGATAAAGATACTCCTCCTGCTAAAGATTTTTACGAAAATAGGCCAAGTAAAGAATTATTCTTTGATGATTTATTTCAATTGAAAGGAACAACGGGTAAACAAACGTTTAAACTTAAACGTGAAATAACTGCAAGTGAATTATTTGATACAAAAATTAATTTGTTATCAGAAGACGAATCAAAAGCTTTTCAAGAATTAATTTTAACATTAGGGTTTAACTGGAATGGCAAAAATATTGTACAATATATCGACAAGCCATTTTTATTCCTTGATGATGATTTTAGTATATTTCACTCAACTGATAAAGGTCACTTTTCACAAAGAAAAAACAAAGAGATATTCTTCAAGGATATTTTCGAAGTAATAGAAACACCTACGACACCTAATAAACCAGTTCACGAACTTGCAAATTATCGTATCAAAACAGAACAAGAGTTTATTGATGAGTATGGTTTTAATTGGAAAGAAAAAGTAAGTTGGTCATCAAAAGATTACATGAACTACTTATTTGGCGAAAAACTTACAGATATTGTAACACCAGATTTATATGATACTGTTCTTGATGGTGTCAAAGGATATATGAGTTTTAAGACTAATTATTCAAGAGAAACTCAAGATGATACTGAATGGGTTATCAATTCTAAAATGTATAAGTTTGACCCTATTTTATTAAAACAAAACGTTGAAACAAATTTAGGTAAAGTACCAACACACAAAGAAATATCTGAAGTAAAAACAGAAAGAGAATTAATTCATGATGAATATAATGATATTGTTTTCTTGATTGAAAATACACCAGGAACAGATTCAGAAAATATGCTTTCGTTAAAAACGCAAGCGAAAGAATTGAAAGACAAACTTGATGCACTTGATTTAGAATTGAAAAAGAAAAATGAAGGCGAATTTAATTTATTAGACGAGTTATTCAGTGCATCATCAGTTAAACCACAAGCAAGGTATGATTTAAAACCTTACAATGATGGATTTGCACCTGATGGACAACCAACTGCATTGCCGAAAAATATTTATGATTGGACAATGACTGAAGAATTTCAAAATTGGTTTGGTAACTTTACGTTAGCATACAATTACAGAAATTCATCATACGAAAATGTTCCATGTTCGGTTGTTGTAAGTAAAAATTACGAGCCATTAGTTGTGTATCATGGAACGGGAGCAGAATTCTCATTCTTTAAATTTGATAGATTTCCCGCTATGTACTTTGCAGAAAATGAAGCATACTCAAATTGGTTTGCGGAAATGAAAGGTCAAGAACAAGGAACACAAGGTTACGTATATCCATTCTTCTTGAATATTAGAACACCATTGGATTTAACATATTTTGAAATTAATGATGTTTCACCAGATGATTTTATTGATTGGATGTATTTACAGACAGGTCTTGATGCTGATGAACTTAAAATCAATAAAGCGTTAACCGACCCGAATAGAAAATTCAAAGCATGGATGTATTTACGAAATAGCCCCGAAATGTTGCAAGTGCTGAAAGATAAGAACGTTTGTGATGGAATTGTGTATTACGAAGATAATCCATCAGTAGATACAAACTCTGACGCATACAAAACGAAAGCATACATTGTTTTCAATTCAAATTCAGCAAAAATCGCAGAACCAAGCAGACATAAATTAGCTATTTCAGCGATGAGAAGTTTTTATTTAAAAAGAGGAGGTAAATTATGATTTTAGATAAATCAAACTTAACAGTTAATAAAGTAGGTGCTAGAACAGAGTATATTTACAAATATCCATCTGATGATAAAAAAATACTCATTTCTTTATTTGCAGTTCAATTAGCAAGTGGTATTTCATTTATTGTAGACAAAGTAGTTGAAGATTTAGAAGGTAATGTCATTACCAAATCAGAAGATACTATTTTTAACACTGATGATTTAAAACAAGCGTGGGAAAAGTTTGAAGATTTGTTCGAAGAAACACAAAAACAAGAAAACCCACAACAAGGAGGAGAGGAACCAGAAGTTCAAGTATTGATGGTCACAGTTGAGAAAAATGGTAAGTCATTTGTTTTCTTATTGAAACAAGATAACACACAAGAATTAGCATTAGAAATGAATATTGATAATTATGATGTTCAAAACACTAAACCAAAATTTGCTGAACTTGATTTCACAAATGACCCTAATCTATCTGAACCATTTAACACTAAATGGAATTTAGCATTGGTTGATGATGTGAAATATGAAGATGCATCAAATGATAGTACAACGTTTATTATTGCATTAGAATCAGTTAATCAACCGGGACAACCGGGTGGAACAGAAGGACCCGAACAAGAAGGTGAACAACCTCAACCGGGTGAACAACCTCAACCGGGTGAACAACCTCAACCGGGCGAACAACCTCAACCGGGTGAACAACCTCAACCTGGTGAACAACCTCAACCGGGTGAACAACCTCAACCAGGCGAACAACCTCAACCGGGTGAACAACCTCAACCGGGCGAACAACCTCAACCGGGTGAACAACCTCAACCGGGTGAACAACCTCAACCGGGCGAACAACCTCAACCAGGCGAACAACCTCAACCAGGTGAACAACCTCAAAGAAACCCAGATGAAACTGGGGGCGATTTAAGCGGTGGTCAAAGTGAATCACAAGGTGGAGTTCAAAATGTTGATTATAAAGGTGCAATTCAACAATTATCAGAAGAAACAGGTTTATCTCCTGATGATATTGAATCTTCATTAAGGACTGAAAGAATATTTGATTCTTTTTTAACTTTGAATAATGTAAATGTAAATGAACTAAAAAATAAATTCAACGGGTCTGATTTAACAAGAAATCAATTCGTAAAACAAATGGTAAGCGATTTCAAAAATATATAACATGGATAAGGAAAAACAAATAGAAAGATTACAAGCAATCATTGATAAAAATGCAAACCCACAAGCTGTTGCAAGTGCGCAATCTCAATTGAGAATGCTTGAAACAGAAGGTAAAGTTGCAATTCACAATCAATCAGCAGGTGTAACACAAGACCCAGATGCACAAGCAATTCTTGATGCATTGAACAAAGCTATTTCAAAAGGATTTACAAGTGGGGTAGATGTACGTAAAGAAATTGAAGATGTGTTGAAAGCACGTAAAATCAATGAAACTGATTTATCTGATAGTTTACGCGCATTAATTCAAAGCAGTCGTAAGATTGAACTTACAATCACTCAACTCAACGCACAACCGAAAGTAACATCAACAACTGATGCATTTTTGCAAAAGCCATTAACTCAAATGTTGTTGAGTGATATGAGAGCTAGAAACAATTCATATTTATATGGTGCTGCAGGTACAGGTAAAACATACATGGCAGAAGAAATTGCTAAATTATTAGGTTGGGAGTTAATTACTGTGAACTGTTCACAATATACATCGCCTCTTGATATTTTAGGTGGTCAAACGATTGAAGGATACCAAGAAGGTCGCGTATCAATGTCGTGGGAAAACGTGATTTATGAATCTGACGGAAGTGCAAGACGAGTAGATGGTGTTGTTTTGTTACTTGATGAGTTACCAAAAATTGACCCGAATACAGCAGGTATCATGAATGATGCATTAGCGAAGGTTAAAAACTTTTCTGAAAACCCAGCAACTGGATTGTTAATTAGACCTTCAATCAGAAATGGTAAAGGTGTGCAATTATTCCTACAAAATCTTTTTGTTATTGCAACAGGTAACGTTCCGTTAAATACGATTGACCCCGATTATGAAGCGAACTTCAAACAAGATTTATCTTTACAAGACCGTTTTGTAGGTTCAACATACAAAATTGGATATGATTATCAGTTTGAATACAATGTAATTATGTCGGGATATGCTTTCATTTGGATTTTCCTTATTAAAGTACGTGAAGCAATCGTTGAACTTCGCGCACAATCACAAGCATTCGTTTCAATGCGTATTATGATTAATTCAAAAGAAACATATCGCACATATAGAGATGTAATGGATGAAATTCAAACAGGAAAAGCTAATTTGATTTCAAGTCCAAAAACATTGGTTGATACAATGGATGAATTCTTCAACCTATTCAAACCCGCTCAAAAAGAATCAATTATAACTATGGTTGATTATGATGGTTTCAAAAAAATAGTTGCAGAGAAAAACAAAATGCCATACATTCATTCAGGTATGAAAGTTGCAAATGATTTCAACACAGCATCTGAAATTGCAGAAGCACAAACATTGATTACAAAATATAAACAATCTCAATCTAACTAAAAGATGGGTGTATATAACCACTGGTCAGACGCGCAATTATATGGGTGGGCTTTAGATACCGTAGAGGAATTTAAAGAATATTATGATTCTCAAAAAGGAAATGGTTCATTTGATGCATACGTACTCAGGTATAAAAATGATATTTATGATAGACGTCTTTCAAAATTATTTGAAGGTAATGCAGTGAATTTTAATTTAGGTGGCGAAAATGATAAAAGTAAATTAGAATTTACAGATAGACCAATTGGTGTTTTTGATTTCAGTTTAGCTTCACAACAGTTATTTCGTGTACATGAATTTTACAGTGAGCAATTAAAAAACGACCAACCGAATTTATTTGATAGTTATAATGTTCCAAGTGGTGTTGTACCTAATTATTATGTTAATAAGGTAGTAATTCAAGGGGTAAATAATTTTATTTATAAAGACGATAAAACAGGCACAGAATACATTTGTGTTCGTAGGCAAAAAGGATTAACTAAACTTTTACAAGAACAACCTAACCTTCAAACAAAAATACAAGAGGGAACTGGTTTGATTATACCTTCAATGCCAACGAATAAAGTAAAGTTCGCATCAAAAACTAAAAAACCATACTTGAAATACAAAAGACAAGGTGGTAAGGTTCGTTATGTCGAAATTTACTCAGCTCATTATTATACTAGAATGAGCGATGATTTCTCTTTCGCTGTAAGGCATATACCTATGTTAATGGCAGCTGAATATCTTGAAAAAATGGGTACATTGACTAAATTGTATGTTACACGTTTTGTAATTGCAGCAAACTCACCTAAACCAAAGAAAAAAGATGTTTTAACTGGAACTACTTTACCTCTGTATGATGAATGGGTAAAATATAATCAACCAAATAGTAGTTATACGATTATGCCTATGTGCGTTAAAGAATATGGGCAAGAAATTGATAAAGCAAGGTTTTTCGCAGTAGGTTCAAGGTCTTATATAGATTTATATGAGCATGCAGTTTATAATATGCGATTTCATGAATTAGCATCAGGTTCTTTGAACATAGGAGGAAATCCAGATTGGACAGAAAAACAATATCAAGAAGGTTTTGAACGTTTCAGACAGAAATATGCACAATATTCAGAAAAAGGTATTTGGAAAGCAAAAGAAGTTATACCACAAGGTTTAATATATTTTCATGATTTACCTTTGAATATAAAATGGGATGATTTCAAAAGTCAAACTTTAAGGGCATTTAATAAAACTGATATTTCAGAATTGATTAAAAATGAACCTTCGGTAAATAAATGGTTTGAAATGTGGATGAAAATATCTGCATTTACAATCAAAGACAAATTTGATATTTTTAACTCAAATAAACCATCTAAGGTTTATCGCGATATTATCAAACAACAACAATCAATTCTTCAAGAGATTGAATTTTTGATTAGAGTTGAAAAAAACACACGTTTCCAAGAGGTATTGACTGATTTTTTAGCATTTGTAAAAGTTCCTTTACAATATAATGCTTACGGTAATACGGTTAGTGTGGGTTACTCTTATGAAAACCCAATCAAATACATTACAGAGAAAATCAATGAAATGACAATTTTTGGTGGAGGAGGTATTTTTGCAACACCACCAGAACAGATTGAAAAGCGGAATGAAATAGCTGAAAAGCTAATTGAAGAACTAACTAAAATATAAAAAAATGAGATTATACAAAGCACAAGAGTTAGAGTTAAAAGGTTTGATGTTCAGATTGAGTCAGTACGAAAAATCAGGAAATGGTAAAATATATAACATTGGCGTTATGACTAATTCTGATTTTCCTACAGATATATTTGTGCAATACGAATCTACTGAAGTCAATAGTTTGGCTCCTGTTGTTGAATCTAATTTGTATCAAATAACACAGAACGGTATGTTAATTAATTTCAAAGAGTTTTTTCCTAATCCTTTTGAAAAATATGCATTCTTAGGTCGTTGTTTGGTTGAAAACATAGAGAACATTGAAATTATAGACAATCAATAAGTCATAAATGGAAAATACAAAAGAACAAGTTGTAGCTGAATGGAAAGCTGTTAACGAACCAAGATTAAAGGAAATAAAATCAGCAAATCCAGATTTATATTCTGCGATTAACCTTGCTTTGAATTTCTTAAACAAAAAATTAGGTGGTGATGAATTACCTGTTGAAATTGAAGAGGTAGTTGAAACAGAACCTACAAACACAAAACAATGGAAGCTAGATGATTTCAAATATAGTAAAATCATAGTTGATACACCAGAAAAATCAAAAAGATTTCAAGAATTAGTTTTAAGTTTAGGTGCTGAATGGGTAGATTATGATGTGGAAGATGAATCGAAAAAAAAATTAGTCAATAATACTGATGAAAAATATTTAGCTTTAAATAATTATGGCGCTCTATATTTTTTAAGTCAAGAAGCCTGGGAAGATAGTGATAAAGAGGAAAGAATTTACGAAGAAATATTCCCAAATGTAAGTGAAACAAAACAAGTACAATTATCTGATTTTTACAATACGAAAATTTATTTTGATACACAAGATAAGTCAAAAAAATTCCAAGAACTTATTTTTAGCTTAGGTGGTTTATGGGCAAATGGTAACAAAAGGGTATTTGATTATAAATACATTTTTGTTGATGATGAGGGAATATTATCAAAAACCGAGTCTTCATCATATTTTACACAAGATTCGAACAGAGAAATATTCTACGATGATATTTTTCCAAATGTAAGTGAAACAAGTGTTTGGCGTTTTAAAACAAGAGAAGAGTTAGATGCAGAGGGTATTGGAGGAACACTTGGGATACCTCAATCTAGTTTTGATTTATTTTTAGGACAACCTTTATCTGAAATTTATTCAAAAGAGAGATTTAATAATTTAGCTGAAGCAGTAGAAGCATTAGAAAATGATAGAGTTGCTTTAGGTCAAGCACAATGGGCAATCAATTTAAAATATTTTACTAAAAACCCATTACCAAGCAAATCAACATCACAAGAAGTTGGATATACATATACAATACCTATTGAAACATATCCATCTAAATTAAAATTTTCTATGATTAATTTTAATTTTGAACCAAATATAGGAGATAGAAAATCCCCATCTCAATCAGCAGGTTCTTTAAAAAGAAAAGCAATGAGAATGACTAAATCAGATGATTATGTTAATATGATTCTTGAAACTAAATTCAAAGGTAATGATGGGAATTGGTATTCAATAAATGTTGCTAAAGGAGGAACGTGGACATGGAAAGAAACAACTCCACCTCCTGCACAACCTCAAACGACTACATCTACTGCATCATCTCAACCTGCACCAACAACTACAATCAAAAAAGAGTGGAAACCAGAGGATTTAGTGGGTAAGAAGTTAAATTGGAATGGTCGCGAGTATGATGTTATTAAATTCAAACGCAACAATCCTAAATACAAATCTTATACGTTAAGAACACAACAAGGTACAGAACTTGAAGGTAAATTAACAATTGGTGCGATTAACAAGTTACTTAATGATGAATTTGTAAAAGGAATCACAATCGTAAAACCTGTACAAACATCAACACCTGAAAACGATTTTCAATTGCAATTAAGTAAAATGACAAAAGATAAACTTTACGCGTTATACAGCGAAACATTAGATGCAAAACAAGAGTTTAATGAAGATGATGATGAATACAATGAATTAACTATTCAACTAGTTGATATTGAAAAAGAAATAAATAATAGAAAGTAAAAATTATTAATTTTAGAACATGTTAAGAAGCACAGCAATCACAAAAGAACTTGCAGTTATTGAACGCAAGTTAAGCGAAACAACAAACGAAACGTTGAAAACCGCTTTAAAGAAGAAACAAGCACGTTTAAAAGACGAGTTGAAGGATGCATCAAAATCTGCACCACAACTTGCAAAAACGTTATTGGCACAACGCGCACAAATAAAAGCGTTACCAAAATCAGATTTCAATGATTTAATTCGTAGGTTATCTAAAAAACCCGAATATTCATTTTTGAAAACGATGGGTAAAAGTACAATTAGAACAGACCTTGAACGTCCAGCAAAACCTGTTGGATGGAGATTTAAAGGTCGTGGTAATTATGATAAACCTACAATGACTCAAATTGCGAAAGGTAAGAGAAATGGAACGGTATATCGCGAAGTGCGACCAATTCGTTCAGATGTTAATCTTGCGGTTCGTTTAGAGAAAGGCGGTGTTGTAGGTCAAGAAATTGTAATTGATTACCAAGGTGATGAATACAAAGGAGTTATTGCACAAATAACAGATGAGGGTGATTACATTGTAGATATCGAAAATGGACGTACAGTGTTAGCTGAAAAGAATATGGATGTTATTTCATTAGGTACTATGAAGAAAAAATCTATGCCAAGTGAACGTAAAAAACGTTTTGGATTATTTGAAGATGGCGGTAACATTGAAGAAGAAAATAACGAGATGTTACATTCACAAGCAGTTGAAGCAAAACATCATGTTGAAGAATTACACAAAGTATTAACAAGTAAAACAGTTGTTGAACCTTGGGTAGTTGCAAAAATGGAACGCGCAACAACAGATTTGTCTGATGTCACACATTACCTTGATGGTGAAAACAAAGCAGACATGAAAAAACCTATTTACAAAAATGGTGGTCGATTGACAGATGCACAACAAGCGAAGTTTGATAAAGTTATGCATGAATGGAAACAAGGTAAATTGCATTCAGGTTCTGATAACGGACCTATCGTAACTGACCAAGACCAAGCAATTGCAATTGCATACGCAGAAGCAAGAGGAATGAAGAAAATGGCGTTTGGTGGAATGATTGATGAAAACAATGTTTCAACAGGTGGTATTTTGAGAATGGAAGAATTGGCTCCAAATGAAACACTTGATGAATTTATTAATAATGCAAAATACATTGTTAGTTCATTAGAAGATGAAGGTTTCGAAAAAGATGAAATATATACTTTCCTTGCACACATGATGATTAGAAACACAGGTGTTAAAATGTCAGAAGGTGGATCTTTTGCAAATAAAGTAATGAATAGAATTAAAGAAACCAACGATGATAGGAAACCAGGTTCGCAAATTATTTGGGTAAATGATACAAGCAGAAACACAATTTATTCAAATCCAACTTACAAATACGTAAAAGAAAATATCGGAGAAGTTGTATTTAGATTTGACGGAACACTAGCGCGTAAAGATTTTCGTTTAGAAGTTTTTGATAAAAATTCACAAAAAAGATATCCTGAAAACATTATTAAAACATTCACTTCAACTAAAAAAACAAAAAAGGATGCAGTTGAAGATTTAAAACAAAAATCTGAAAACTGGTTACAATCAAATGAAATGGCTAATGGCGGTGGAGTTGATGCTATGTCAACAGTAAACGAAATTGCTAGACTATCAGGATTAAGAGCTGTTGCTGTTGCTGAATGGGGTGATAAGAACAATATCAATCTTAGTATGATTTTGAAAGATTTAAAATCAAAAAAAATCAAAGGTGCAGATTTGATGACTGCAATTGTTGGTAAACCAGGTAACAAATACTCAAAAGAGTTAATTGGTAAATATGCAAAAATGGCTACCGGTGGTTCAATGTCAGGATGGAAACACAAAGGCAATTGCTAAAAATGATTAAATTTGAAATAAAAAACAAAGTATATGGAATTTAGGTATAAAAAATTGATGGAAGAAAACGATTTACGATTAAATCAACTTCCAGAGGATGCACAAACAGGTGTTGAAGAACTTAACAAAGTTTTACGCGCTGTTTCCATGCTTGAACGTAAAGGTAAAACTGTTTCATCTGCAACTGTGAAAAAAATTGCAGCGATGGATAAGTGGGTAACATACGAAATATTGGATTATCTGCATGATACAGACAACAATGATGATGATATGCCTATTGATGCCGATGATGTGTTAGATGACTTAGAAAATCAAAATGCAAAAGGTTCAGACAACAAAGTTTCGAATAAGAAAGATGATGTTGCACAACCTGACCAAATTGGATTGAGAATTGAAGAGGAATTGGATAGATTGATGGAATCGGGTAAAACATCATACACAATTGATGAACTACGAAGCAGAGCAAAAAACACGTACAAGGAATTGTGGGATAGTTATGAGGAAAACGATAAAAACGGAATCGTAACTACAAAATATTCTTTGCTTGAAGATAGTAACAAGAATTTTAATTTAAAATTAAACTAACAAATGATTAAACATTTTAACACAGCATTAGGAACAACTTCAGGAAGTGGTTCAGCGGGTTCAAAAAAAGGTGGTGCCTTGATTTGGATTTTAGCATTAGGTGTGGTTGTTTTCGCTGGATACAAATTCATTGAAAACAGAAATCGCATCAAACAAGTAGAACAAAATTAATTAGCGACATGACCATAGACATACTTCAAGAAAAAAAATTAAAATGGATTATTGCAGGATTAGGTGCATTAGGAGGTATTGTTGCAATGTTAGTTTATCTTGACCAGAAAAAACATAATGAAGTTCAAAAAGAATTATTTGCATTAGACAAAGAAATAAAATTGTTGCAACTTCAAAAAATGAAAAACGGTCAAGCATAGTTATTAACATTTCAATGTTGAAAAATATCTAATTAATTTATTTTGAATATTAAAATGTGCTTGTATATTTGTACAATAACTTTTAAAAACAAATAAGTATGGAAACAAACAATGAATCATTCGAAAACAAAACTAACTTAGTTTTACTTCACTTGCAAGAGAAGAAAACAATTACTTCATGGGAAGCAATTCAATTGTATCATGCAACTCGTTTATCTGCGATTATCTTTATCTTAAAAGAACGTGGACATTTAATTACCACTGAAATGATTTTTGAAAAAAGAACGAGATGGGCTGTGTATCATTATGCAGGTACTAACGTTCTGCAATAATTCAAAAGTGCATGGCTGTTAACATATCAAATTTTACAGGTTACGAAGATTCATGTGAAGTCATATTCACAAATTCGAAAGGTGAATACATAAAAACATTTTTCTTAGAAAATCTTGAATTAGATTTGTTTATCAACCAACAAAAAAATCACGCAGTAAAAATTACAGGTTACAAGTGTGTTCAGTATGATGATTTAAAATCAGGTATGCCGAACACACTATCTAATCATGAACTTGTTTTGATTGAAACACAGATGATAAATCTTATTGACTGGGAATTATGGGAACAAGAAAATGAATTAGATGTAGATGACTTTATGTACAACGATTAATGTTTTAACCCATGAATGCTAAATTGTACAACACAATTCTAAATGCTATCCCATTGTATGTAAACGAAACATACTTAGAACGTGCAGATAGAGAATTAATCGCAAAATCAATTCATGATTCTATGAATGTTGGATGCGAACACAAATGGGTTACTTTAAAAGAAGTAAAAATCATTGACCCGAAAGTATGTTCAACATGCGGTGAGTTGAAATGTACGCATAATTAGTCAAGTAATACGTAATGTGAAAATGGTATCACACCCTATATGGTTGTATTGTTGCGGGTTCGAATCCTGCCTTGACTACAAATCTTTTTGAATATCAAGTATGGTCGCAGTCGTGTACCATCTATCATGCTTTTTTCTTGATGAGAGGTAATATTTAACAACAACCTTATCATTCAATGCAAAATCAGATGAAACCTCATCAAATCGTTGCTTTTTAGTTACAAAACTAATATTACGAGTGTTCTCATGACCAACTTGTAAAACGATATTACAGAAATCCTCAGAATCATTCATTTCATGAATAATACCCTTGACTTGGTTAAAGAATAACTGTTTGTCATTCTTTATAACTGAATTTTCCATACTACCTATTTTAACAAAAATAACAATTCAATTTTTTGAACAAATAATTTGAAATATTTACGTTATGTCGATATACAAAATATTTGTTTATTTTTGTATATGAGTATTATGTCATTATATGAGCAAAGAAAAAGACATTGAGGAGTTATTGAAAAACATCCAAGAAGGATTAAAAAACTATACTGTTAGGGAATTAAACGAAGCAATCGTTTCTTTTCTCAACAAAAAAGACGATAAAACTCAAGAGATTTATTACATCTTAGAGATAGTCAGCAAGGAATTTAACACGAATATTCGCACATTAAAGAAAAAAAATGTACGCGGAGACATCAGTGAAGCGAAACAACTTGCATATTGTCTACTGCATTTTAATTTAGGTTTATCAACGAGATATATTGCAGATAAAGTATTTAGTAATTGGCATTCGGTAGTTCATCAAGCGATTGTAAGACATAAAACAGCCGATATGAATTTAAAACCAGATAGATTGTTTATTGAAAAATATGAACTACTAAATCAAAAATTCATAGAAAATTTTGCAAACGAAAATAAAAATATAGAGTATGAGCATTAAGATTTATGCAAAAAAAGGTAAGCGCAATTACAAGGAAATGCGCATGATTCAAGAGATTCAACCAATCATTGATAAACGCCTACAAGGTAACCCAGAAGCTGCTGAAAGTTTTGTTCCTGCATCAAATTACGATGAATTAGAAGCAATGCATCGTATGTATGCGGTTCAAGATACAGAATTTGTAGAAATAAAAAATAAGGATATGGCAAAGGAAAAGGATGAAGAAGTCAATTTCTCAAAAGGAAATGAAGATTATTTTAATGATGTTGATGATGATAGTACGTTTATTGACCCGTTCAATCGTCAAGAACCAACAACTTATGATTACACGTTAGAAGGTGGTTTACAAAAAGATGACATGATTCAGAAAGGTCCACCTAGAAGTGATTTTGCTGAACCTCTTTCATTCGATGAAGCGTTTCAATTACCAGATGATGATTCAGAGGAACCGGTTGAAAAAACACAACAAGGGAAAAATGATGATTCACAAAAACAACAACCTAATCAAAAACGTGAACGTAAAGAACCTTTAAACCCATCGTTTGATGAAATGTCCGGGTCTAAACAAAAGAAATCAACGAAGAAATTTGCAAAATATATCGTTGAGGCTGTTTGTGCATTAGCTGAAAAAGGATTCGTTTGGTATGCAAACAAAGATATCAATGATGCGAAATTAGCAGAATACGAATTGTCAGGTGAAATGAACCTTTCAATACTTGTAACACTTGAAAATGGTCAAGATGCAACTGTTAAACAATTTTTTCAACAACAATGTCTTGCAGCAGAACAATTAGGTAAATTTGAAGAGGAAGAGAAACGCGACATGAGTGAAGCGCTTGCTGAGGTATTCATGGAAAAAGGTATCGCCCCTACTGCAACTCAAGAACTTATGATAATTGTTGGAGGTGTTTTAGTGAAAAAAGGCGCAATATTATTATCTTTGAAATCTCAAACGAATAGTTTGTTAAGTCAATTGAGAATGATGAATGATGGACAACCACAACAACCACAATATGAACAACCGCAACCACAACCTCAATATGAGCAACCAAAAGCACCGGTAAATCAAGTGTATTCAGAAGCAAATGGAGTACCAAATACAACAGTTGAAGAATTACAAAATGAATTAGTTGCTGATGATGATATGTTAGAAATTGAGCAAGTTGTTGTAACAAAAGAATAATTTATGGCAAAGGAAGTTAAAAATAAAGAACGCGCAGCGGGTATGATGGTCACCACTGGTGTACAAGGTGTAGGTAAAACCTATCAGAACATGTATATCATTAAATCATACGTTGCAGATAAATTCTTCAACAAAGTTAGGGGAAGGAAATGTCTTATCATGGATACGAATGGTGAGTACACAAAAGAACAATTTGCGCGTAATGATATTGAAAACTTCAACCCACGAGTTATTGCTTTGCGAGATATTCCCGAATGGAGTTTATCGGATATAGTTGAATGTAGACGTATTGATGCAAAGAACCTTTCTATACCTGAAAAGAAAAAGGTATTAGAATACATCATTCGTTATTACAAAAATGGTTTACTTGTTGTTGAAGATATCAACACCTATATCTTGAATGTTACGCACATGGAGGAAATTGTAGGGGGATTGGTAAACTTACGTCACCGAGGTGTAGACATGTTAATTTCATATCAATCACTTCGCGCAGTTGAACCTCGTATGTATTCAAATTCACGTTGGATGCGTTTACATTATCAACAAGATAATGTGAATGATATTAAAGGTAAAATCGCAAACCTAGCATTATACAAAATTGCTGAAATACTAGTTAAGACAAGATACTACAATCAAGATAAACGATTCTTTGTGTATATTCATTGTTTTGAAAATAAGATTGAAGGTAAGTTCACGAAAAAGGAATTTTTGGATGCATGTGAAAAGTATTTGAATATCAATAAACGCGAATTAAAGGAGTATGTTGAAATGAATGGTACGAGTAAACCAGAAGCTATGCTCGTATTACAAAAACAATTTTACGAACAGTTTTACGGTAACACAAATAAGTAGATTATGCAAACATGGTTAATACTTTTTGAAATTTGGACAACATTAGCGTTCATTGGTTTGATTCTGATTTATTTTAGAAACGATGCTTATTTAGTATTTGAGGATTGGAAAACGATAAAAAACAAACAAAAACCGATTCAACTGATTTTTACACTTTTTTTGGTTTACTTGATTTTGCCATTTTCAATTCCATATAGCATTTCGCATATTACAAAGAAGTGATGGAAACAATCCAAAATGAAAATATTGAATTGCAAATGAAAAGTATATTCAATTTGCAAAATATTCAAGAATGTCTGCAATTGAAAATTCATTTGATGAATTGGAATTTGAACTCAAAGAATGAATATGAACGTAATGAAATAGATATACAACGTATTCAATGCGAAATATCTATTGCAAAAATTAAAAAAGCGTTAGCTGAAAAGAACAAAGAATTACAGGATTCAATGCAGATTTACGCATTCGCATTAAAAAATGAATAGGTATGTTAGAAGAAATAGCAGTATGCATTGTAACGAATGAAAACGCAATTGAAACGCAATACGTAATTGAAAACCTTAAAGAGAAAACCAAGTGTAATATAAATATTTACACAACGCAATACGAAAATTCATTGTGCGATTCTGTAAACAGTTTGTTGACTCAAGTAAAAGAACAAATATGTGTATTGTTTCCTGCAAACGCATTGGTGGATAACAATTGGTGTGAGGATTTACTTTTTAACATAAAAAATGTTGCAAACCCAGGAATTGTAGGCATACGACATGGCAAAGAGAAATTAAAACTTTCGCCTGTGCTTTTCACAAATGATGAGTTGATGAATGTTTGGGTTGCAGAAAATAACATCATTGAAGGCATTATGATGTTTCACATGAAACATCTTACAGAACAAATGGGTATGTTTGATAAATTATTTGACCATACGGGTTTTCAATATGCAGAGTTTTCATTAAAGTTCGCTTTTTCGGGTCTAACGAATTTTTACATACGTAAACAGACATTCATACCACTTGAAATAGAAAATGAAGCTCTGTACCCAAAGAAAACAAAAGATGGCGTATTTTTAATTAACGAATTTGTAAAAGCAAATATTGACTTCCATGGAACTGAAAATTAAAGAATATGATTTAGATAAGCGGTGGGAATTAAAACGAGATTCGATTTATAACCTACGCGATAAAATTGATAGGTTGAAAAGAAAACTAAAAGCTGATTTATATTCATCAGATGATAAAACACGCCTAACTGCACTTGTTGTTAGAATTATGATGTTAACATCAGAACGTGTAGGTAATTCTGAATCTGCGAAAAATGGTCATTTCGGGGTAACTGAATTTAAACGCAAACACATTACTGTAGATAGAAACACAGTCACATTGAATTATGTGGGTAAGAGTGGTGTTGAACATGAAAAACAATTCACAGACGTCACATGTGCGATGATGTTACGCGATTTAATGAAGCGAAATGATTCATTTGTATTCGTTACGAAAGATGGTTTTAAAATCAAAGCAGACAAAGTAAATCGTTATTTGCATAAGTTTGATGCAAAATCAAAAGACATCAGAGGATTCAATGCAAATAGGTTGATGGTGATGGAATTAAAACGCATAGGTAAAGTAAAAGACGAAAAACAACGCGCGAAAGTATTTAATGAAGCATTACGTAAAATTGGCGCAAAAATTGGACATGGACCTGCAACATTAAGAAAACAATACCTGTTACCTGAAATTGAAGTACAATTTTACAAACATGGTTCGATAGGAAGAATTAAAATTGATTAAAACAAATAGATATGATAGTAGATACATCAAAATTAAGTTCAACACTTACACCATTGTGTGAGATAATGATTAATCAAGGTAGTGATAAAGGTGGCGGTTGGCACAATTACACATTGGTTTACAGTGAGTTATTCACAGGCATTAAAAGTAAAGTTCGAAATGTTTTTGAATTAGGAATAGGTACAATTAATTCAGGTGCATCTATAAAAGGTTGGAAAGAATATTTCAAGAAAGCAAAAATTTATGGTGCAGATATTGATGAAAACATTCTATTTGAAGAAGAACGTATAAAAACGTTTTATTGTGACCAAACATCACCTGAAAGTATTGCGCAATTGTGGTCAAATTTTGAAAATGTAGAATTTGATTTCATTTTAGAAGATGGTTTACATGAATACAATGCAAACATCTGCTTTTTAGAGAATAGTTTACACAAAGTGAAAAAAGGTGGGTTTTATGTCATTGAAGATATTGTAGTTAATGATATTAGAAATTACCTAAATTACTTCGAAAATTGCACATTAGATTTTGAAGAATATCAACTAATTGATTTAGACAATCCAGGCAACAAACAAGACAACGTTTTAGTTGTAATTAAGAAATAAAAATGATAAACCAAATAAGGAATGAGGTTCATGAAATTTTAGAAATTCATTCGCCAACAAAAATTGAAAAGTTATTTCGCGGAATGCAATGTAATTACTTTACAGAAATAGACGCGCATGGATATTCAATTACAGAGGATTGGGAGGATTGTTTTGAAATTGAACAAAGTATTACGAGATTGATTTTAAAATATTGGAGAGGTAATTCTGACTTTTTATATAACTTCAATAAAGCATTTGGTGTAACAGATTCATTAACAGTCAAAGAGGTTTCGATTTTCTTTGTGCAAGAATATATGATTGATAATATTTAACAAAAACAAATAAACATGGAAGTACAAACAGTAGAACAGGAAGATGTTCCAAATCAAGAACAACCCGTATTAGTTCACCCGAAAGTAATACCACCTCGCGTTCTTTTAGAAATTTTAGTGTATGGGACATTTGAAGAAGGAACAGATGCAAAAGAATCAGATGCATACAAAAAAGCAATCGAACTTCAAGACCAAATTGATAGATTGCGTGGGAAAGATAAATTTCGTGTACGCATCTTATGGAAAACGTTAGAAGGTGAAATGACACCTGAAAAAGAAATCGAAATGCAAGAATGGTTGATTGAAAATTCTTCGTGTAAATACTATCTTTTTGCAGCATCATTCTGGGGCATTGAAGCATTTTATATTAAAGACAGACTCAAAATGATTCAAAAATTTGAAAAAGAATTAGCCATTTTTAAAGAATCAAAAATTGAATTAAAACGTAAATAAGTATGAAAACAGAAACACCTTACATGAAGAAGTTGCAAGAAACAATGCAACCGATGAGAGATTTATTAAGTTCATACAAAGAACGTTTGAAATTTATTGAAGAGGAAAAAGATTCTAAATCTTTACGTGAACAAAACGAAGATAAAATATTGAAAATCAAAACTATTCAAGAAATAGATGTATTGGAAAAAATCTTGTTTCAGAAAAATCAATACTTCGAAAATTATTCCCGTCAATTTGAATTAGATTTAGCATCTGCGAAGAAAAACTTTAAAGAGGTAGTTAAAAAAGCATGGGTTAAAGCAGAGAAGAATGAAGTTTTGATGAATTTAATGAAACGCGCAAACTTTAAAGAGGCAGATACAAATGATGAAGTGTTAGTCATTATGTACAACAAGTTGAAAGAATACGTTTAGTCATGAGTGTATTTCCAAAAGTATTAGTTGCTGCACCAACAGCATCTGCAAAGAAATATTGCTTTGAGGAATATTTGGATAACATCATGCAGTTTAAGTATCCTAATTTTGAAGTAAAACTTTTTGATAACACGAATGATGGCGGTTTGTTTACTGCGTACATGAATGATTATTACAAAGACAAATATGGTGATGATAAGAAGTTCGAAGCAATAAACACACTTCAAATACATAATTTCAAATCAGAAAGTGTTATTGCAAAAATGGCTTTATCACATAACGATTGCCGGGATTATACATTGAAATTCAAATATGACTACTTGTTGCATTTAGAAACAGATTTATTCCCGCCTGATGATATTATAGAAAGGTTGTATTGTGAAATGAAACCAATCATAAGCGCTTTATATTATGTAGATAATGGTATTTACAGAAAACCTATGATTCAACGCACAGTAAATCTTGCACCAAAATTCATTAGTTCAATGAACTTTATGGCAAATGAGGATTTATGTTTTTGCGATGGAACGGTAAAAAAAGTAGCACATGCAGGATTAGGATGCATTTTGATTTCAAAATTAGTTCTGGAAAAAGTGAAGTTCAGATATATTGAAGGTGTAAACAATCACCCAGATACATATTTCGCGGAAGATTGTGCGGCAAACAAAATTCCAATCTTTTTAGACACATCAATTGTAGTACGACATGATAATTCACCATGGGGTGTTTACGGGTTAGATTATAAGTAATATGGAAGAAAGAAAATCACCTGCTGAATTTTTACAAGATTATGGGATAGAAATGCAAAAAACTACCCTTGTATGTTGCATTGATGATGTAATGAAACAACCTAGTTTGAGCTATTTAATGAATGAATATGCTAATTATGTCTTAAAACTACATTTGGAGGAAAAATCAGAATAAAATAAACTATACATTAAATGTACACGAAGCACCCTTACTTAATTGTATTGGTGCTTTTTTTATGCATTTCTGTACAACATATTTAAAAATCAACGTTCTAATTGATTAATAAATTTGTTTCATAAACTTTTAATATAAAAGATATGTTTACGAAAGAAACAGGAAAACAATTTTTAGTAGTGCTTGCAGCAGTTATGGTTGGTTTAGCAGTACACCAAAGATTTGTTGCTCCACGAATTAAAAAATAATTCAAGGAAAGCAAATCGCCATAGCGAGTAAAAGTCATATTGAACTCGTTGCGTTTTAGAAGATGAAAATAGATGCGTTTTGAAATAGACGAATTTTTATTAGTAGCATGGAACACAGAAACTTTTCGAAGTAACAATATGAAAAAGGCAATTAACTAAATTTTTAACAACAAAAACTTCACAAAATGAACTCAGTAGAAAAAGAACTACACGGTTACATTAATGGAACAGAGAGAATGAGCGGATTTGACTCATACGATTCATACGAAGGAAACATGTCTTATTTCGATAATGATGATATGTCTTACTTTGACAATGATGATATGTCTTACGCTTCAGGACCAAACGCATCTTCAATGGTGTCTGACCCATACGTAATCCAGTACCAAAACACGACAACTGCAGCAGTAACAGCTGTATTATTCGGATTCAACGATTATATTTCTGCAACTAACTACGGTAACCCTGCAGCAGTAGTAATTACCAACTTACAAGGTGGTACTTACGGTCGTTTAGTAACACAATCGAACAACAAAGCGTTCAAAATTGGTAAATGGCGTTTCCAATCAACGACAGCTTCTCAGTTATCTCAAACGTTAACTTTGAACCACGTTGATGCGAATGGTAAACAATATTCAACTCCGTTGAACTTGTCTATCGCTCGTGATGCTTACCAGCAACAATCAGACATCTTAGATGTAACTAAACCAGTTACAGTAGATGGTAACACATACATTACTTTTGCTTTGGCAGGGTCAGCTGTATTTGTTATCTCTATGTTCCCAGTAGAGGTTATGTCTTCGAAAGCTGCATTGAACGGTGGTCGCTCATTGAACATGGCTCGCGCTCCGCGTTTGTCAGGTAAAAATGTTGCTCCAGTAATCATCCAAACTGCTCAAGCGGTTAAAGGAATTACAGGATAGTCATCTATTCAACCTACATATTAAAGGGCAGGGTAATATTATTTGCTCTGCCCTTTTTTAATAACAAATACATTCACTAAAAAACAGAACCATGGCAAACGAATATTTCACAAAAATGAACAAAGCACGTAAAGAAGGTGCTAAGTCTTTTACTCACAATGGTAAAACGTATGTGGCAACAAAGACAAAAACAGGAATGATTGTTTACAAAGCGAAATAATAACTATATGAGTTCGGATAAAAATAAACTTAGGAATGGTGGTCAAGAGATAACACTCATGACTGTTCTTGCTAATGAAGCAACGGGTCCATCTCGTAAGATATTAAAGGAATATGGTCAATCGGATGCTAAAAACTATAAAGACCTTGAAGTAAAACTTGCTGAGTTATATTTTAACACACAAGATAAAGTGGCACTTGAAAAAAAGTTAGCTGATATTCATCCACATAAGAATTGGATTCTTAAAAATGTAAAGCCTGCTATTGAAGAAACATCAAAACAGGAGCTAGTAGAGGAAGTTAAATCTAATGCAACAGGCGATTGCATGTGTCCTCAATGCCAAAATCAACCTTATACAGATAAAAACTTTTTAAACGCAGAAGGTCCTACATCCACAAAAATTGGAATTGAAGGATTAATTGTGCCTATGATGTTATTAGGATTATTAGGAATAACGTATGTATTTGTATTAAAAGCTGTAAAAAATCAATAAGTATGAAAGTATTAGTAAATCAAGACAGTAAAGTTTTAATACCGAACACAGAACATAAAAACTTCACAGAAACAAATGAAGTCATCGGTAAAGAAAATGTATTGTCTGGTGAAATAAAGAACGTACAAGGACTTCGTAGAGGAGAACCTTTTACATATAGATTATTTGTAACTAACGATAATAAAATTATTTATTTAAAAAACATAACTCCCATGGAAACAACAGAAGTGACATTAGGAGCAGATAGCCAAAGAAGCTCAACTGTAGTTAATTTGATTCCTGCTGAAACATTCAATAAAGTAAAAACAACAGGATTAGTATTAGGTGCATTAGCTGGATTTGCATATTGCAAGTACAAAAAATGTGATACAAAGAAAACTGTTATGTACATTTTCGCAGGTGCGTTAATTGGGTATGCATCAGCATACGTTGTAGATAGAAACAGAAAAGGTACTGTAGTAGCAGGAAATTAATAAATCAAAAAAAATTCAAAATGGGAGAATTAAGAATTGTAAAATTAGGACCAGTTTCTAATGGAACAGAAGCAGTTTCTTTTGAGGATGCTTTCGGATATGGTGTAGGAGGTTATTCATACGCTAATGGTGAAGGTCGTGCAAAACGTAAAAAAAATCGTTTAGAAAGAATTGAAAATAGACGTGAAATTACTGCCGCAAGACAAGAAGCAAAAGGTGAACGTACAGCTGGTAGAACATCAAACAGAGAACAACGTGTAGCTGGTAGACAAGCAGTACAAGCACAACGTGTTTCTGGTAGATCTCAATTAGAAATAGCTAGAAAAGACAAACGTTTGACAAAACGTGAAATGGGTACTGAATCTCGTACAGGACGTAGAACTCAAAGAGCAGACACACGTGCATACAAAAGAGGTTTACGTAACCCTGCTGATTCAGGTTTAGACCAAACAGTTCCACAAGAAATGGGAGATGCGCCAGCACCAGCGCCAGCACCAACACCAGCACCAGGAGAGCAACAAGAAGGGGGCGGTTATGATGATGGTCAAGGTTATGATGATGGTGGAATTTCTGGCGAACAAGTAGGTCAAGGAAGTTATTATGGTGATGAAACACAATATGATGGTCCTGAGTATGGTTCTGGAAATGATTCAGAAGATATTTATGGTGGGGATCCTGAATTAGACGATGCATACGAACAAGGTTATCAAGATGCTCAAGACGAATTTGATTACGAAGACGTTACAGTTGACCAAAACTTTGATGGTATTATGGGTGCTGAGGATAGATACAATGAAATGCAAGATACAAATGACATCATTGTAAATCCTACGGTACAAGATTTAGCAGATAAAACTGTTTGGAACGAGAAATTAATTGAAGCATTAAAATTACAACGTAAAAATGCAACAAGTAATCCACAAGAAATTTCAAAAACTATTTTAATTCGTGCAAAACGTTTGAAAGATTTGAATGGTGAGTTAGTTGATTATGCTAATGCATGTGGTAATTATTCAAGTGCTGATGGTTCGCCTGAGGTAGTAACAGCTCGTAAAAGAGAAGTTATGATGGCACGTAAAAGAGCGAAAGCTAAATGTGTTAGACCTAGTAGAGGTAGAGGATATGCAGGTGATGTAACTGCTGTAAATGCAGATTTGAATCCAGTAATTGAAAAAAATCGTATTGTAGTTCCTGCTGAAAAATCATCAAATGCAACAGGTACAGGAATTAATGGATTAGATAATGTTGATGATTATGATGCACCAGCAATTCGTGAAGTATTTTTAGGAGCTGATGGTTCATTTACAAAAGGAATTGATTTAGGAAGTATTGCAGTTGGTGTTTTACTTACAGTTGGTTTCATTGCGTTGAACAAAAAATACAAATGGATTAAAATGTAATTATGTCTAAAGTTCAACAAGAAGATAAAGTATTGTTAGCAATTTACGCAAGTTTTGCTATTGGATACCTAGCAATGTTCTTTATTAAACTTAAACATTCAAAAAAATAAAATAAATGCTTTACACTGATTTTTGCGATGATTTTAATGTATGCCTTAACAAAGGTGATTATACTTCAGCAAATGAAGTCTTAATGCATGAATTAGGTGCAACATTGATTCGTAGAAAGAAAGATTTTGTGCATTTGTTAAATGAATCTGGTGTACCTGGCGAAATGAGTGATAGTGATTTGGAATTGATTGACAGATTTGTCACTAATGTTCCTTATAACAAAAACTTAATGGTTGGAGCATCACTTTTAGTAAACATGCAAAACAAAGAAGTAAATTTTGATGGTGATGCAAAATTATCAGATGAAAATGTTAAAAATGGATACCACGTTATGAAGACATATTTTATTGATGAAAATTATTCAAATGCAGTAGATCCAGTAACGGCTATTGCAGAAGCAGTTGGACAAGGATTAAAATTAGGTTCTAATGTTCAAGAAGGTAAGAATAAAAAGAAATATGGTGGTTTAGACATTGCACAAAAACAACAAGAAGCAAAACAAGCAATGATTGCATCTGCATTACAAGCAAAACAAGCAAATTTAGCTGCAAAACAAAAAGAACAAGAAACTAAAAATCAAACAAAAAAATTAGTTTACATTATTGGAGGTTCATTGTTAGGGTTAATAGTATTAGGAGTAACAGTTTATCAACTTCGTAAAAAGAAATAAAATGAATATCATAACAGACAAACCAGTTATTTTTTCAAATGCTGAAGGTGCGAATCCAGATGCTATTAAAGCAGCTGGAGATGTATTAACAGGAATAGGTACAACGCTTGCTGCTCGTCAACGTCCTTTAACAGAAGTTGAACAACGTTGTGGTAAAAAACCAATTGGTAAAAAACAACGTGCGCAATGGCAAAAATGTGTTGATGCAAATGGAGGTTTAGCAATGCAACCAACAACACCTCCAGCGCAAGAACAACCGATTCCAGATGCAAACACTAAACAACCAATGTCAAAAGGAATGAAAATTGGTTTAATTGCAGGTGGAGTTGTTTTACTAGGGATTATTGGATTTGTAATTTATAAATCATCTAAGAAATGAAAAAGGTATTATCAATTTTAGCAGTTGCAGGTTTAGCAGTAATCATTTACAATGAATACAAGAAAGCAAAAGATGCAAAGAAACCAAGATTAATTAAATAATATGGCACAGAAAACATATATAGCAACACACGACTTTAAAGCTCCTTACGTTGAGGTGACAGGAATGCCTCATAACCCACAACAAGTGAAGTTTAAAACGTTTAGAAAAGGTCAACAATTTCGTGGTGAGTTAAAACATGCAAATAACAAACCTGCATTTATTCTAGCTGAAAACAATGCAATTGTAGGTCTTGATACAGTAAAAGAAATTGTAACAAAACAAGTAGGTGCAGAAACACGTGCAAATGAAATGAGTGCATTTAATGGATCTGCAAGTGGTGAAACAAAAAAAGTTTCAGTTCCTACAAATCCAAAAGTACGTTATATTGATGCTATGTTACTTGGTGCATTAGTTGGTGTTGTTGGTGTAGTGATTGCAGAAAAACAAGGTTGGATTCCAGAACCTGACAAAAAATATAAAATGTATGGTGCATTAGCTGGAGCAGTTGCTGCTGCATATATTGTGTATCGCACATCAAATGGTAAACCAAAAGTTCAAATAGTAAACAAACAAGAATTTATTTAAAAATTAGAAAGATGAATATAGTAACAAAATACCCAGTTTTAGTTAATCCGGCGCGACCAGACATTAATGACTACAAATTAAATGACCCTAAATTTGATTTACCTGGAGCAATTCAACAAGTTGCAGTAGGTGATTTCGTTATTAAAGGAACAAATCCTGTTTTTGATAATGACAAAGAGGTAACACAGAATGAATTTATGTATCTTAAAGAACTTGATTCAAATGGTGAAGTATTAACACCAATGGATGAGTATTTGTATTCTGGAAGAAACTATTCTGATGGAGCATTTGATTTTGGTGAGTTCACAAGTTATGGTGATGTTTTTGAAAATCTTACCGGAGCTGAATTATTGGGTAATCCATATTCAAAACCAAAAACAAATCCATTAGGAAAACCACTTGGAAGTGGTTTAACTCCAACAAAAATAACACCTGCACAATTTACCGCAAGTGTGAAAGACATACCAGGAGGACCATCAGCAGCTGAACAAGTAGATAAAGCTAAGAAAGAAGGTAAATTCTGGAATTCTTTAAAAGGTAGTTGGGATAAATTCAAAGTAACTGAAAATGGACAAATTATTGTTCAATCAGGAATGGCTTTACTTTTAAGTAAATTAGGTAATGCGGGTACAACAGCTCCAACAACAGATACAGCTCCAACAGCAGATGGTAATAGTAATGAAAACCTTAATGGTAAACAACCAATGTCAAAAACAACAAAAACAATTTTAATTGTAGGTGGTGTTGCAGTTTTAGGATTGATTATTTTTTCAGTTCTTAAAAAGAAATAAGCAGTATGTTTGGTAAAGAATATAATTCTTCAAATAATAAGTTTAGTTTATACATAACTATTACTTGTTCAGGCGAGAAAAAGTTTCGTGTTTGGGCTGAGGAATTTCAAAAACCAAATTCAAAATATGCTGACAGAGAAATTGTTGTGAAAGGTACACGTACTATTCATTTCAATTTTCCTGTATCACCACAAAAGTTATTTATTGGATGTTTAAACGCTGAAAACCCAGGTGATAATGATTTTAAGGTTGAATTAAAAGAAAGTGAATTAATCACATACAACGTTTGGTTAGATTCAGACACACGTGATTTTCTTTCTTTAGCAATTCCTTTTTGTCAAGTTAGTGGGTTTACTAAAGCCGCTGATAATGGTCGTATTTGGACAACACAAGATAAGTTATTTACGATTAAATATTTTAATGTAATAACAGACCAGAAGTCAGGTCAAGTGATGAACACACCTGCGCGTATTGGACATAAGAGTGGTATTATCGAAACAGCGAAAGTTAAGTTTGATAAATACACAATTCCAATGCGTTTGATTATATTATTGCATGAGTTTTCTCATAAATACAAGAACCCTAAAATTGGTTTGGAAATTAATGATGAAATTGGTGCTGACATAAATGCTTTGTATATTTACCTTGGATTAGGTTTCTCAAAAATTGATGCAATTTGTGTCTTTGCAAACGTGTTCCTTAAAGCTCAAACTAAAGGAAACATTGAACGTATGCGTAAGATTATGGATTACATTCAGAAATTTGAGAATCAAGAGTTCGCGAAACGCAACTAAAAAGGAAAATAATGGAATTATTTGATATTGATGAGTATGATTTAAAAGGTCGCTTGAATCAATTCCTGTATGGATCTGGTTCTGAATCTTCTTATGAAGATAGTGATAACTTTGATGATTTTGATGAATCAGTTGAAGATATAGATTTTAGTTCATTGGATGGTGAAAATTTTAAAACAAATTTCACAAAAGTAAATACTAAAATTCAAAAGGTAATTGTACCTCAGAATAGAAGTGTGATTGTTGAAGGTACTGCAAGGAGAAGATTTAAACGTCCAGAAGTAAATAAAGCAATTAAAAGAACAAGAGATGTGCAAAAGAGCGCATCTAATGAAGTTTTAAGTAGAAGTAATGTAACTAAACCTTTCACACGCAGAAAAGTCATTGAAGACATTCCAGTTAAAAAGAATGCTATGATTAGTGGGCGTAACAAAAAACTTATTTCAAAGGTAATTGTACCGAGAGATAGAGAAGTTATTGTTGAAGGTATTTCAAAATTCATTTTATCACAAGATAAACGTGATGAAAGAATTAAGCAAATTGGTTACAAAAATGGAAAGAAACTAAAAGAGTTGATTTTAGAGATTAATAACGATACAGATATTGATTTCAATTTGAACCTTTTTGACCCTTCGATGCCATTGGATTACCTTTACTCAACTTCACAAAATTTGAACAACAGAGTAACCGTAGCTGGTGGTAATGCGCAGTATAGTGATATATTATTTAACTTACTTGCAAACCCACCAATTATACATAGTGCTTATTTTACATTTTCAGGCCCATCTGGTCAGTTAATTAAACAACAAGCATTGGCGATGAAGTTCATAAATAAAAATATGCAAGGGTATAAGAAAATTGACCCGGTAAACTTATCATTGAAAATTGATAACATGCAGACATTTAATTATGTAATTGCATTTGATTTAGAGGATAGTTTGAATAGACCTTTTATTCCAGATGGAATGGATGTAATTAATTATACCATTTTTGCAGGAATGACAGTTACTATGGTATATTTTTACGAACAAGTACAAATTAAAGGTGTATTCTACGAAGAAGCACGCGAAAGTAAAAGATTATTGTAATTATGAGCATGTACGCACAACAGTATCAAAACCCATCAAGAATCGTTACAGGAACTCCTGTATTGACAAATGATGATGTCGTTTTGTATTGTAACACAAGTACGGGTCCAGTTACAATTAACCTTTTAGATATTCCAAATGATTACTGGATGACTACATGGAAATTATATGTAGTCGATTATTCCAATAATGCATCAACAAATAATATTACAATTAATGCTGGAACTGGGCAAACAATTAATGCTCAAGCAAGTGTAACAATCAATTCAAACGGAGGAAGTGTAATTGTAAGAATATCAGGAAACACAACATTTGTGTGTGAGCCTATTGCAACAACTTTGAATGATACAGGTTGGGTTGATTTATTAGGATTTAGTTGGATTACTTCAGCGGAGCGAAAACCGCAATTTAGAGTTTATGGTAAGCAAATATTTTTTAGAGGAACGGCTATTGTACCTCTTAGTAACACTGTAGGTGGTGATTTATTAATACCAATGACAGAAGTAGGTATTGGTGCTTATTACACGAAAGATGCATACGCTTACGTTTATCAAGGAACCGGAGGATGTTTATTAAATTCAAACGGGTCTTGTTATTTCAATTTGGGAAATAGTATTTTTCCAAGTGGTTATAATATTTTTATTGATAAATTGTATAATACAGGTTTTCAAATAGCAAATAGAGTTGTTGCAACTAAAGATGCTAATTCGGGCGTTGCCTTATCTTCTGCAATTAATGTAGTTATAAACCCAACGAATCAACTTTATTTACAAACTTACAAAGATGTAGAATCTTCACCTTACATTCCAAATGCCGTTAATGGAATTGGTTCTGGAGGCGCAAGACAATTAATTTCAAAAGTAAAATCAGGTCAATATGTTGTTAGTTGGCAATTAAGTGGAGGAGGATATGCACAAAGTTCAATTAGTAATGTAAACTACACGAGAAACTGGAATATCCCTAGTAACAGCAATCAGTTTTTGTTTGATTGCGACCCTGGTGAAGAAACGGAAATTGGAGGATTTCAAGTTAACTTAGATGGACTTATGGCATTTAATAGAATTTAATAAACAAAATAAAAAACATGGCAGTAAATACAAAATTCGCACAACAATCATTTCAAGGTTTACCACCTTGGGCAAAAGGAGTTATTTCAATAGGTGTTCTTGCTGGAGTTGGTTATCTTATTTATAGAATCACAAAAAAATTAGGTGAAGAACCTTTACGTGATGCAACAGAAGATAAACAAATTAAAGATGAACTTGAAACAGAAATCAAGAAAACACCTTTAACTTATGGTACTTCACAATATGCCACTTTTGCTAACAACATTCAAGAAGCAGGTTATGATGTAGGTACGGATGAGGATGCAATTTATGCTGTATTTAGAAAAATTAAAAACAACGCAGATTATTTAGCTTTGTTAAAAGCATGGGGAAAACCTACACGCACAGTTTATGAATGGGGAATTGGTCGTAAAAAGACGTTAACTCAATTCATACATAGTGAAATGGATTCATCAGAAATTAAGAAGATAAACACAATTTTAATGAACAACAAAGTTAAATACAGAATATAATTAAAAATCAAATCAAATGAAAAACCCGACAGTTCAAAAAACAGTAAAAATCGCTACAATCGCAGGATCTGCCGCATTAGTAGTAGGAGCAGGAATGCAATTGCTTTCTGTAAAAAATGTTCGTGAAGGAATTATGCCAGTAATCGCTATTTTAGTTGGTGTGGCAGCGTTCAATTACGCAATGAAAGACAAAGTAGTAACAGTAACAAAAGATTAATTAACAATTTTATTAACAACCAAAAACCCAGAAAAAATGTTTGACATTAAAAACCCTAACACGTTCCTTGGAGGACAAAACGTACACAATCTAATCATCATCGGATTGTTAACTTTTCTTGTAGTTAAACAAGTTAAGAAATAATTATTTACAAACTATTTAAAATTTAAAGAGATGTTAAAAACAGCAACAGACAAAGTAAAAGCAAACGTAATTGGAACAATTGCAGGAGCAGGATTGACTTATTTCGCAGTTAAAAAATACACAGGTATTTCAAAAACTTGGCAATTAGTAGGTTTAGCAGTATTAGGTGGTTTAGCAGGTGCTTATGCACAATCGTCTATTAAAGCAAAATCTTCAACACCAAAAGCAGGAACAGTTAAAAAATAATTATTATGAACGATAACACTAAAAGATTATTACTTATTGGTGGTTCATTGATTGTTATTGGAGGTGTAGTATATTATTTCTACAATAAATCTAAATCATCTAAACCAGGAATAGTTGATACCGATGGAGATGGTATTCCTGATTCTGAAGATTCAACTCCAAATGGTGAACCAACAACTATTACTCCTGGTGGAACAGGTGGTGGTGGAACAGGTGGTGGTGGCACAATTACTACAACACCAACTGCATTGAATACAGTTGAAAAAATTAAAGCGTTCCAGGATTGGATGGATAAAAATCATCCTTTATGGATTAAAGATACTGATGGTAAGTATAAAAACTTACGTGTAGGTACAGCTTCTGAACCTAATCGCCATATTGGTGGAAAAGGTTATGGTATTTATGGACCTTCAACTAAATCTGCATTTACATTATTTGGTTCAAGTTATTCACCTTCAACAATTGGTGGTGGTACAACTATTCCTGCTGACGTTGAAAAAGCTATTAGCTTAATTCTTGCTAAAGGAACAGGACCAAAAGTGAAAAGAGAATACCTAGAAATGCGAGATCCAAGTTGGTTAAAATTATGGGCATTTAATCTTGATAATGATAAATCTGCATTTGTTTGGGGTGGTAAAACATTTAGAACAAAAACAGGTGATGTTGTTTTAGATATTAATCCAATTGAAGTTGCTGTAAAAGTAAAAGCAAATGGAACAAATGCTTATGAATTTCCAACAACCACATCTCAAAAAATAGGTGTTGCTGGTGGAACTAATGTCGGTAAAGTTCGTGCGGTATCTTATAATCAAGATGCATTATGGTTTTATTTACCAGACAATGGTGGTAATTACAAATGGGGATTGGCTAATTACTTTGTAAAAGCATAACAAATGAGTAAACAAACAGATTTCATCACAAAACACAAAGATGGTGTTATTAAAGCTACTTATGATACTGGGATATTTCCTAGTGTCAAAATGGCTCAAATGATATTAGAGAGCGGTTGGGGTGCGTCTGCAAATGCTCGTTTAGCAAACAATTATTTTGGCATTAAAAAGGGTGTTGGATGGACTGGTGAAACTATTACATTATCAACACCCAACGATGCGAAGAAAACCAATGAGTTTCGTAAATACAAAACATCACAAGATTCAGTTGCAGACCATACTTCATTTTTGCAAAGGAATAAAAGGTATGAAAATGCAGGAGTATTCAATGCGAAAACACCAGAAGAACAAATTCAAGCAATTGCTAAAGCAGGATATGCAGAGGCAAAAGATTATGTACCTAAGGTTTTATCTGTTATTAAAAGTAACAATTTGAAACAATTAGATGAAGAAGCCAAAAAGTATAAACCAGAAAATTCTGGTAAAAAAATTGATTCAAAACAAATTATAGTAACTGCAATTGGTGTTGTTGCTTTATATGTTTTATACATTAAATTAATAAAAAAGAAATGAAAACAAATTTAGAACTTGATGGTGAAAACATTTCAATTGAGCAATCATCACCATCTGATATACGTAGAACATTAGACCAGGATGATTTCTATCCTGCTGATGGAAATTATGCAAATGAAGATGGTATTGTAACAATGGTTGCAGCATCAGCTGCTCAAAACACACCAAACTATTATGACCAGGATAATTTTTATCCGGCAGATGGTAGTGGGAAAGCACGAAGACAAGCAAACAAAAAAAGAAGACAAGACGCAAGATTTTCAAAAAAAGGTGCAAAAACATCAGAGATTCAATCTCGTGCAGAATTGAATAAAGGATTATCGCAAGATAAGGCATCAGACGTTGAATTAGCGAAGGCATTGAAAGGTGATGATACATCTACATCAAAAACAACAGAACCGATGGCTAAGAACACGAAAATAGCAATTGGAGTTGGTGTTGTGGTGGTATTAGGTGCTATTGCATTTTTCGTATTAAGAAAGAAAAAATAATACGTTCATACTTATGTGTTAAACTGGTTTTATAACCTTTTAAACACAGGTAGTATGTGCGCAATTATTATATTTGCATTAAGGTATTTTATCTTAATAAGTAAAAAATAGAAATTATGGGTTTTAAAACACAAAGTGTATTTACCGCAACATTTACAAATACTACATTCGTTCTTACAGAAACAATGGGATTAAGCGTTGTTTCTATCAATTTAATATCAGGAGTTGCAACTATTTTAGGTACAGCGGCAACACCTGGTGTAACATTAAGTACAGCGGCATTAACAGTAGGTCAACCTATTTTGTTAAACGCAGACAATGGTTATACATTAGGAACAATTACAATTGATTCAACAGCGGGTGGAGTATTTCAGGTGATTGCTAAATAACACTTAAAAAATATATATATGAGTGAATTTGGTTTTCAGTCAGGCGGTGGAGGTGGATCCGGGCCTGCTTCATGTTGTTGGATAGTACAATGTGGAACGGGTGCATTATCTACAATGAGGATATGTTCATCAAATACAGCTAGTGGTACATATTCAACAGTTTTTGGTCGATGTAATTCGGTTAGCGGAAATTATGGTGCTGATTATGGGGTCATATCTGGTGGATTTAGGAATTGTTCTAGTAGTTGTTTTGCAACGATTAGCGGTGGTGCTTACAATTGTGCAAGCGGTACTTATTCATTTATTGGAGGCGGTGGTTATATTTCGGGTAATGGAAATGTAGCTAGTGGTAGAGCATCTGCTATTGTAGGCGGTGGTGGATATTTATTTACTAACAACACAACAAGCGGATGTTATTCATTTATTGGTGGTGGTTCGGCTAATTTAGGTTCGGCTAAATTTTCTACAATTAGTGGTGGCTTATGTAATACATCTTCGGGTTTTTACTCAACAATTTCGGGCGGATATTGCCATATTGCTTCGGGTATTGCTAGTTTTGTTGGTGGAGGACACACCAATGTTGCTTCGGGTAGAGATGGAGCAATCACTGGAGGTTCTCAAAATCGTTCGATTGGATGTTGCAGTTTCGTAGGAGCAGGGTTTAACAACTCGGCTTGTGGAAATGTTTCAATGATTGGAGCAGGTGTGTCAAATACAACTAGCGGTTATAATTCCGTAGTTGTTGGTGGATTTGGAAATGCATCTATTGGTTTACAATCTACAATAGTTGGGGGTTTAAAAAATTATAATAATGCATTTGATGGTTTTATTGGTGGAGGTAACTGCAACAATGTTTGTAACACAACAAGCGGATGTTTAGCATTTGGTGCTGTTGTAACAGGTGGTGTTGGAAACAATACAACAGGCGGTACTTGGACATTAGCAAGTTGTTGTTTCACAGTTGCGCCTACTATTTGTAATGCAGGTCAATATTCTTTCGTTGGTGGTGGTTTTCAAAATAGAGCAACATCAAATAATGCAGTAGTTAGTGGTGGATCTCAAAATACATCTTCAAATAGTGCCACAACAATTGGAGGAGGATTTAATAATAATACAAGTGGAGGATTCTCAACAATTGGAGGTGGACTTTGTAATATAGCGAGTGGTTGTGTAGATACAATTGCAGGAGGATGGTCTAATACGGCGAGTTTAGCAAACTCATTTATAGGTGGTGGATGTTTAAATACTACAAGCGCTGATGCAACAGGAATTTTAGGTGGTATTAGTAACATAGCATCAAGTGCATGTTCATTTATTGTAGGTAGTAATATAACAACTAACAGAGTGTGTACAACCTTTGTTAATGATTTAACAATAGTAAGTGCAGCGGCTTGTAGTGGATGTGGTGTTTGTGTTTCAACAAATGGTTTACTTGTTCCTTACACAGCAGGTGGTGGAGGTGCTGGAATTGTTGTATTAGGAGCAGGAACTACATCTACTTTAAGATGTGGTGCAACAAATACTGCATCTGGTAATTATTCAACAGTATTCGGTCAATGTAATACTGCAAGTGGTTTACGTTCAGCAGTAGTTGGAGGATTGAAGAATCTAAATAATTCAATTGATGGTTTCGTAGGTGGCGGTAACTGCAACTTTGCGTGTAATTCAACAAGCGGTTGTTTATCTTTTGGAGCAGTTGTAGTAGGTGGTGTTGGTAACAACACGACTGGAGGTACATGGACATTGGCAAGTTGTTGTTTTACTGTTGCACCTACAATTTGCAATGCTGGTCAATATTCATCAGTTGGAGGTGGGTGTCAAAACCGAGCCGGTGGAAGAGCTTCAACGGCAAGTGGTGGTGAAAAGAATGTTTCTATAGGAGATGCGTCAGTAATAAGTGGTGGTAGCTGTAACACTTCATCTGGAACTAATTCAACCGTTGGTGGTGGATTTTGTAATAATGTAAGTGGATTTTGGGCAACAATTGGTGGAGGTTGTTCCAACTGCAATGCTGGACAATATAGTTTTATTGGAAGTGGTCAAGGTAATAATGTCGCTGGTGGTTCAAACAATGTAATTACTGGGGGTCAAAATAATACTCTTAGTTCGCAGTTAAGTTATGCAACTATTGTTGGTGGTGTGCAAAACAATATGTCAGGTACAAATTCAGCTACTTATTCTGTCTGGCGTCCATATTCATTTATTGGAGGTGGTTTTTTAAATTCAATTAATACATCATTTAGTGGTTGTTATTCTACATATAATGCACAACATTTTATTGGCGGAGGACAGCAAAATTTAGCTGGTTATACTGTAAGCTCTGATTATGCTGTATTTTATCCAAATACAATAGGCGGTGGTCAACAAAATAATTCAACAGGTGTTGGCGCAACAATAGGTGGAGGTTTTGCAAATAATGCTACTGCTCAATTTTCTATTGTAAGTGGTGGATCTAGTAATAATGCTAGTGGTGGTTTTTCCGCGATTGTTGGAGGAGATGGTAATGTAGCAAGTAATTCAGGTTCATTTGTAGGTGGTGGAGTTAGTAATACAGCCAGTGGTTATCGTTCAACTCTAAGTGGAGGGTATAGAAATACAGCAAGTGGTCGTTCATCAAATGTAACAGGAGGTAGATGTAATACAACATCTAGTTATTATTCAACTATTAATGGAGGTTGTTGTAATTTAATTTGCTGTAATACTTTATTGGCTACTATGGGTTGTGGTTCTGTAATCGGAGGGGGAGGATGTAATACTATATCTAATAAATGTTCAACAATAAGCGGAGGATATTATAATTTATCTAATGCTGTTGACACATTTATTGGAGGAGGTAATTATAATACTACATGTGGTACTTTTGCTGCAGGACAAACCACAGGAGCAGTTGTTGTAGGAGGTATTGGTAACAACACAACAGGAGGAACTTGGTCTTCATATAATTGTAATTGGACTGGTTTTCCAACTCGTTGTACTGCAGGTTGTGTATCATTTATAGGTGGTGGATTTCAAAACAGAGCATCATCGAACCTGTCAATTATCGTAGGTGGTTGTAAAAATCAAGTATCAGGAGAGGGATCTGTAATTTTAGGAGGTATTTCAAATTGTGCATTTTCATTATATTCAGGTATTTTAGGTGGTAGTACAAATGTTGTAAATCAAGCTTGTTCATTTATTGTGGGTACAAACATTACAGCAGATAGGGTTTGTACAACATTCGTAAATAACTTATCAATTAAATCAATTCCAACTTCATCAGCAGGTTTACCAAGTGGTGCGGTTTATAGTAATGCAGGTATATTAACAATTATACCTTAAAAAAATATATATATGAGTGAATTTGGTTTTCAATCAGGCGGTGGAGGTGGATCCGGTCCCGCATCATGTTGTTGGATAGTACAATGTGGAACGGGTGCATTATCTACAATGAGGATATGTTCATCTAATACCGCAAGTGCTCCATATACATCAGTTTTTGGTAAATTAAATACTGGTTCTGCATGTTATTCAACAGTTTCTGGAGGATATTGTAATACAGCTTCTGGAATAGCGAGTAATGTTGGTGGAGGACATACAAATGTTGCATCAGGAAGAGATGGTTCTATTTCTGGTGGATCTCAGAATCGTGCCATTGGATGTTGCTCATTTGTTGGTGCAGGATTCAACAATAGCGCTTGTGGAAATGTATCAGCAATTGGAGCAGGTGTTTCAAACACGACATCTGGTTATAATTCTTTTATTGGAGGTGGATTTACAAATGCAGCAATTGGTTTACGTTCAGTAGTAGTTGGCGGTAATAAAAATTACAACAATGCTATTGGAGGATTTATTGGTAGTGGTAATTGCAACGCAACTTGTAACTCAACATCAGGTTGTTTAGCTTATGGTGCAGTTGTAACAGGGGGAGTTGGTAACAATACAACAGGAGGTACTTGGAGTTTAGCGAGTTGTTGTTTCACAGTTGCGCCTACTATTTGCAATGCAGGTCAATACTCATTCATAGGAGGCGGATTTCAGAATTTAACAACAATGTGTTTATCTACAATAAGTGGAGGATATAAAAATAAAATAACTGGAAGTGGTCAAATAAACAGCATAATTGGTGGGTCAACAAATACTTTATGTAATAGTTCCTGTTCAATTGTTAGCGGAGGTAATTTAAACACCATTTGTTCAGTAAGTGGATTTATTGGTGGAGGAGAATCCAACTTAATTAGTAATTTTGGAGGCGCAGGTGGATGTAATGCACTAGTAGGAGGTAAAGCAAATTATATTTATACGGTAGGTGCATCTTCTGGACATAATTTCCTTGGAGGTGGTGGACAAAATATAGTTTATGCATCTGCATCGGGTGACTATGATTATGATTTAGGTTATAATGTTGTTGTAGGAGGTCAATGTAATTGCACAACAGGATACCAAGATAATTTTGGAACTAAAGGTGGTGGAAATTTTGTAGGTGGTGGAGCATTAAATAAGGCTTGTGGATTTTGTCACGCTATTTTAGGAGGAGTTAATAATAATATTCATAATGGCTCTGGTAGTTTTATCGGTGGAGGTTCTGCAAATACAATGTCTTGTTTTTGCAGTGCGTATAATGCTATTGTAGGAGGTACTTCAAATTCCATATCTGGTATTACCGGAAACGCTTTTATTGGAGCAGGTACTTCAAATTCTATAACTAATCCTTTTTCAGTAATAGTTGGCGGAAACGGGAATAGTGCTTCTGGATATGGAGCATTTATAGGTTCTGGTTCATTAAATATTGCTAGCGGACGTTTTTCATTTATTGGTCAAGGACTTTGCAATACGTCAAGCGGTTGTCGTTCAGCAATAGTAAATGGAATTAAAAACCTAAATAACTCAATAGATGGTTTTATTGGTGGAGGTAACTGCAACTTTGCATGTAATTCAACGTCAGGTTGTTTATCTTATGGAGCAGTAGTAGCAGGTGGAGTTGGAAATAATACTTGTGCTGGAACATGGTCTTTAGCAGATTGTTGCTTTACAGTTAATCCAACAGTATTTAATGCAGGTCAATATTCAACGATAAGCGGAGGTTATAGAAATATGTCAACAGGAGCAAGTTCAACTGTTTCAGGAGGTCTTTTTAACCGAAACCGTTCTGCAGAATCAACCATTTCAGGAGGACGCGGGAATACAATAACTAGTTGTACATGTAATTCAACTATTGGAGGTGGATTAAATAATTGTATAACAAATGTTACTTGTTGTAGCGTAATAGCAGGCGGTTCTCAAAATAATATAGGTTTTGATGGTTTTGCTGGTTATTTTGGAGATAGAGTTTTTATTGGTGGAGGATTTGGTAATTTTATATCAAATGGTATAGGAAATGTAATTACTGGTGGTTTTTGTCATACTATTAGTGCTGATTGTGGTTTTATTGGAGGAGGTAGACAAAATAATGTTAGTTCTTTGGGTACTGTTGTAGCAGGAGGATGTACAAATAGCGCATCAGGATTTTTAAGTAGTATTTTAGGTGGCGGTGGTAATCAAGTGACAAACTGTTATTCTACAATTAGTGGTGGTTATAATAATAGCGCAGGATCTTGTTTTTCTGGTATTCTTGGAGGAGTTTGTAGCACTATTAGAAATTCAGATATTAAAACCTTTATAGTTGGTTCTGATATTTTAACAGATAGAGCTTGCACAACATTTGTAAATAATCTATCAATTAAAAACATTCCAACATCATCAGCAGGTTTACCAAGTGGTGCAGTTTGGAGAAGTGGTGGTGCATTACAAATTGTACCATAAATGAAAAATAATAATTAATTTTAACAAATAAAATAAAAACATAAAAATGGCAACAGAAACAACTTGGAGTACATTACATATTTTCGGATATGGAGAAACTCAATTAATTGGAACAGATTTTAACAAAAAAGTTCCTTCATCAGTTTTAACAACACTTCAACCAGTAGTTGATAACGTTTATTCTTTTAAACCAGAAGGTAATACAGCAACGGAACAATACCATGCGATAAACATCTTTAACCACATATTTGCTGATTGGCAATCAGGTCAACAAGGAGTGGAAGGTTGGAGAACTGAATATACTGAATTAAACGCAACATTGATTGATGCATTAGTAGCTGAAGTTCAAGCTTATGTTGAACCAGTTGTAGTAGAAGAAACAGCAAATATTTAATAATTCAAAAAACAAATAAGTATGCAAACAAATGTAATTTTTCAAATTGATGGTGGTATTGGTAAATCAATTATGGCAACTGCTGTATGCGAGGCGATTAAAAAACAATACCCAAAAGACCAATTAATCGTTATTACTTCTTATCCAGAAGTTTTCTTGTGTAATCCACATGTAGATAAATGTCTTTCACATAATAACCTTAATTACTTTTACCAGGATTTCATTGAAGGTAAAAAAGTAAAAACATTCTTACATAATCCGTATTTAGAAACAAGTCACATTCAACAAGAGTGTCACTTAATCAAAACATGGTGTGAAATGTTTGGTGTTGAATATAACGGTGAAGAACCTAAATTGTATTTAACAAATAGAGAAATTAATTTTTATTCCCAACAATTTCAATCAGACAAACCATTATTCGTTATTCATACAAACGGAGGTGGATCTGACCAACAAATTAAGTATTCATGGATGCGTGATATTCCAAATCAAACAGCTCAGGAAGTTGTAAACGCATTTAAAGAAGAATACAATGTAGTTCATATTCGTAGAGAAGACCAATTGCCATTGAATGATACAACGCCTGTAACGTCAGATTTTCGTGCATTAGTAGTATTACTTCAATTGTCTTCAAAACGTCTTCTAATTGACTCTTTTGCACAACACGTTGCGAAAGCATTGGATCTTGATTCTGTTGTTTGTTGGATTGGTAATAAACCTAGTGTTTTTGGTTATGAGAATAACACTAACATTCAAGCAAATAAAGAAACTGCAACACCTGAGTTGAAGCAAGCTGTATTCTCAAAATACAACATCGCTGGTAACTTGTTGGAGTTTCCTTATAATGATGAGAAAGAAATATTCAACGTAGAAGAAATCATTGAAGCTGTAAAAGCACAATAATGATTGATAAAATATATTTTCAAAGTAGTATGCCAAGGAGTGGTAGTACTATTTTCCAAAATATCATAGGACAAAATCCTGATTTCTACGTTACTCCGACATCTGGTATGTTGGAATTGGTATTTGGGGCGAGAGCAAATTTTACAACATCTCCTGAGTTTAAAGCTCAAGATGCACAATTGATGGAACAAGGATTCATTAATTTCTGTAAACAAGGGATGGAAGGGTATTTCAACGGAATTACCGATAAGAAGTATGTAATGGACAAGAGTAGAGGTTGGGGAGTTTACCGACCTTTCTTAGAATCGTTTTATCCAGATCCAAAAGTAATCTGTTTAGTTCGCGATTTACGTTCTGTTGTTTCTTCTTATGAAAAGATTTATAGAAAAAACCCATTGAAACACGACCCAATTCGAGATGATTCGACAGGACGTGGTACAATCGTTCACAAACGTGTGGATGAATGGATGGCTGCAACAAATACAATTGGTCGTGCAGTAGAAAGAATTCAAGAAATGATTCGTTTAGGTCAAGATTCAAAAGTTCTTTTTATTCGTTATGAAGATTTGTGTTTGAACCCAGAATTTGAGATGCGTAGAGTGTATGACTATTTAGGATTGCCACAATTTGAGCATGATTTTGATAATATTCAACAGATTACAAAAGAGGATGATGAGGTTTATGGTTTGACTGCTGATTTACACACAATCAGACCTTCGTTAACACTTAATCAACCCGATTTTAAACACGTTTTAGGCGTTGATATATGTAATTGGTTATATGATACGTACAAATGGTATTTTGAAAAGTTTAATTACAAGAAAAACTCGTAATTTTACAACATAACATTAAAAAATAAATAGGCATGATATAAATTGATAATTTTGATTAATATGAAATTGAACAAGAATTTAAAGTACGTTTTATTATTGGCAACAGTTGGTGTTACAATAAGTACTGCATTGTGGTTAAAGAAACAATATAACAAGTTGATGAAAAACACTTACAAGGTTAAGTCGTTTTTGATTAAAAAAGCCAGTTTAGATGCTGTTACTTTTGATATTGTTTATGCCTATGAAAATAATACAGACATAGACATTAATCTTGTTGGTCAAAAATATGATATTTATGTTGATGGTAAGTTCATTACTCAAATCAAAAGTGATGTGCCTGTTGTTTTAAAAGCAAATGCAGTTTCAGATATTCCATTGACAATTACTGTAAATCCAAAAGATTTATATGCGAAATTTCAAGGCAATTTAATCACAGCATTAACATCGCCTCAGAAGTTAAAAATAAAAATGGATTCAACATTTAAAATTAAGTTAGGTATCTTCACAATTCCTGTACCTTATCCGTATGAATGGACACAAGGGGTACCTGCTATTTTAGGTAAAAAATAATATTCAATATAAAAATCAATCAGTATGTTAGGAAATTTATTAGGTAGTTTAATTGATAAAGAGCAAATCACTCACGACACAATTCAAACTACATTAGAGAAGTTATCAGAGGAATTAAATTGTACACACAAAGATTTGTTTATCATGATTAAACCGGTTGATGAAACGTTTACAATGAGGTTCTGGGTTTACAAACTAGAAGAAAAAGGTCCAAAACTAGTTAGAGAAATACCTCTATCAGAAGTTTTGGGTGATTAATACATGGTAAAACAAACAACTAAATAATATCTGAGTGCGTACCAACAATGTTGTGTACGCATTTTGTGTTTAAATTAATTTATATGAATACAGAAAATCTTGAATTAGAAAGTCACATCAAAAAAGCAACACAATACACAAATTTTATTAGTGGAATAGTTGCAGTTATTTGCGCAATGTCTGTTGGATATGGTTTTTATTATAATACATCAGAAACTTTGGATGAACACACGAAAGATATAAAAGAGGTTAAACAAGATGTGAATATAATCAAGAATGATATTCAAGCGGTTGATGTTTTCAAAGGTGTATCACAATTTGAAGTTAAAACACTGGAGGAAAAAATTATGAAGTTAGAAGGTGATGTATCAAAAATGGATGATAAACTTGACCAGATATTATTACAAACGCGTAGATAATGAAAAACATTACTGAAAAACAAAGTAAATTCATTATAGGAGCAGCGGTAGTTTCTTTAATTGTTTTTGTAATTTATAAATTACGAAATAAATTTAATTCTTCAACATTCGTTGTTAAAGGTTCTTATACAGTTCCTCAAAACACACCAAACAGACAAGATGCATTACATTCATTTGAGAAAAGAAAATCTGATGGTTTTGGAGGTAGAATGTCTACTGCTATCAATGCTAAATTAAGAGAATTATATAAAACTGGGGTTAATCCAGATTTATTAGATTTAAAAATAGTTATTGATGGAAAATTATACAAAGTAGATTGGGAAGCAACAATAGGACCTAGTAAAGATGGTAAAGCTTATGTTGGTATGTCAACTGTTGGATCTACTGGAAGTAATGCAGATTCAAGAGCAAAAGGACAAGTTGAAGCTATGAAAAAATGGGTTAAAGGCGCAGATGATTATACATTGACTTTGGATTTCGTGAACAAAAGCCCATACATAAGACAATACTTCTATAAATACACTAAACCTAGCGAATATCCCGCGCATTAAATAAACTTTCATTATGCAAATCGAACCAAAAAGTATTCGCGCGATAATTTCAACACTAAATAGTAAAGGTTATAAACTTTTTACGCGACCTAATGAATTAAACATTGTTGGTGTGCGTAACAATTCGACACAACCAAATAAGTTTGATGATTTAATTTATGTTTTTTGGAAAAATAATTCTGGGCAATGGGAAGGTAAATATTTTACCGCAACAACAGATCCAGGAACATATTTCCTTAAAAACCCATTAAGTACTTTAGGTGCTGCAATTCTTAAACAAGGTCAATATGTTGATTCTTATGCAATAGATAAACATAGAGGTAAGTACGATGCATTAACTCAAAAAAAACCAGTTACTGTTATTCGTGATTATGATAGAAATGCTATTCTAGATTTCAATAATGGTAGAGAAGAAACCGGGTTATTTGGCATAAATATTCATAAGGCAGGAGTTGACTCATCAGATGTTGATAAATGGTCAGCAGGATGCCAGGTATTTCAAAAGACAGCAGACTTTGAAGATTTTATGAATTTAGCGCGTAAGCACAAAGAACTTTACGGAAACAAGTTCACATACACCTTGATTGATGAACGTGCATACAATCGCGGTTTAAAACGAAAAGGAACATACTTACTTGCAGGTTTACTTATCGCAGGTGCATTGTGGGTTGGTATTCGTTCTTACAAAAGAAAATCAATAACAAAATTAAATTAATATGGACACAACACAAGTAGCAAATACACCTGACTTTGGAGTATTTAATCAATTAGGAAATTACGGACCCATCGGATTAGCTGCATTAGCATTAGGTTATGTAGCATGGTTATTCATTAAAAGACATTTAGCAGAAAAAGATAGATTGAAAGAAGAACTTTTAGCTAAATCAAAACGTAAAAAATAATTATTATGTCTTTTGGTATATTTGAAAGTTTAACGCAATATGGTATCCTTGGGTTTGCAGTTTTGGGCCTGGGTTATTTGTGTTGGATTTTCTTGAATAAATTGATGAAAAGCGAGGAGGATTATCGTAAACGTGTAGAAGATTTAGAAAACGAAATTCTTTCAGATATAGATAGTTCATTGAAACAATCAACTGAAAGTGTAAAAAGTTTGAAAGAAACTATATTGATATTCCTATCAAACAAAAAGTAAGATGAAAAAGAAGAAACGAATCATTTTAGGTTCTGCAATTGCTTTCATTTGTATTGTTTGTTTACAGGTATTTCATACAGGGCATGGTCACGTTAAAGTTGTTCAAAAGAACGTTAGTTTAACGAATGAAAACAAAGCTCTGACGAGTGAGAATAAAGGTTTAAAAACAAGCGTTGCGAATTTAGAAGCGAAGAACGAAGAACTTGTTGAGGATAAACAACAAATGCAACAAATGGTTAGTGCAGTTATAGGTGATTTAGACAGCACAAAAAGTATTGTAAAAAAGATTAAAAAGGAATTAACAGATGAAAAAAACACTAATGCTCGTATGTCTTCTGGTGACGAGTTTGATTTCCAGCCAATCAAACTACCCGCTGAAGACGGTAATCAAAGGTGATTCTGTTGTTATCCTAACTGTTAAACAAGCAGATGACATCAATAACATTTTTGAAAGCCAAAAAGCGAAAATAGCTGCATTTAAAAAAGACATTATTGTGCGTGATAGTATTATTGCTATTCGTGATACGTTGTTATTAGAAAGAGAACGGATAATTGTTAGACATGAGTTTGATTATGAAATAGCAAAACGTTTAGATGTATTAGAACAATGGATATTAAATGCATCAATTAATGGTACGTGGATATATTATTCATGGGAGGATACTTTGATTTATGCAGTTGATTTAAGTCAGTATTTAGTGAAGAAAGATGACATGACTGGAGATATTTTCTTCTATAAGTGTGATGATACATTGGATCCATATAAAGAACAAGACGAACCACACAAAGGTTGGCAAAAAGACATTATTAAAACCAAACGACCTAAGGTAACAAAGGTCCCAATTAAATTATAAATATGAGAAAGTTATTAAGAGAATTAATTAGTGATGATAATTCAATCAACGAACAGGCATTTGTAGGAGTTGTTTCCTTTTTTGCGATGGTATTTGTTTTAACAGTTGATGTTATCACAGGAATATTAGGTAATGAACTAGTAATTAAAGAATTTATCTTTGATGGATTTATGTTATTAACTTTAGGCGCATTTGGTATCACAACTGCCGGAAGAGTTTTGAGTTTGAAACATAAAAACAAGAAAAAACAAGAAAACACAGAAGAAATAGTAGATTAATCATATAAAAAACAACAACATGCAATTAAGTAAAAATTTAGCACTGGCAGAAGTAACACGTAGTGAAACTGCAAAACGTAAAGGAATCAGCAATATGCCAACTCCCGAACACATTGAAAACTTTAAAAAGTTAGCTGAAAATGTATTTCAACCAATACGTGAACACTTTGCTGTTCCCATTCGTATTAGTTCAGGATACCGTTCAGCTGCATTAAATAAAGCAATTGGTGGAGCAGGTAAAACAGTTAATGGTGTATATGTCCCTTCATCACAGCATTGTACTGGTGAAGCTATTGATATTGACATGGATGGAACGTCAATTACAAATAAGCAGGTTTTCGACTTCATTAAGGAACATTTGAATTTCGACCAATTAATAGCGGAATTTCCTAAAAACGGTAATCCAGATTGGGTACATGTATCTTATGAATCAACAGGAAAACAACGTAAGCAAATCTTAGTTGCTAAGAAAGTTGGCTCTGCTACAAAGTACATACCTTACAAATCAGATGGTGATTTACAATAATGGCTTATCTGTATAGACATATTAGACTTGATAAGAACATTCCTTTTTACATAGGTATTGGTAAAAGCGAATTAAATTATAACAGGGCTTACGAGAAAAATCAAAGGAATCAATATTGGAATAATATTGTAAAATCAATTGATTATAAAGTAGAAATAATGTTAGACGATTTATCTTGGGAAGAAGCTTGTGCAAAAGAAATAGAGTTTATTAAATTCTATGGGAAGAATACAAAAAATGGTTATTTATGTAATATTGCCGATGGAGGAAATGGTGGTTTTTTAAGTGAGGAAATAAATTTAAAAAGAAAAGTAACCTTATTAGGACATATAGTAACTGCTGAAACTAAAGAAAAAATTAGATTTAAGTCAACAGGCAGAAAAGCATCTGAACAAACTAAAATGAAAATGTCTGAAATTCACAAAAAGAATAAAACAGGAAGTTGGTTAAATTCAAAAGGTCATGAAAATGGAAGAGCCTTTAAAGTATATCAATATTCAAAAGAAGGTGAATTTTTAAAAGAATGGGAATGTGCTAAATATGCATTAGATTTTTATAATTTGAATGCTACATGTATCACAGATTGTTTAAAAGGCAGACAAAAGACAGGCGGTGGTTTTATTTGGAAAGATATTAAATGTTAACTAACAAAAATATTATTTTTACACAATGAACAACAATAAGTTATACAACATTTTGTTAACTGCTATCTTGGGGTTATGTTTATTCTTTTGGAATCGAACAAACACCGAGAAGAACGAATTGAAAGGTTTGTCAAATTTGTATTTGCAGAAGTACAAGCAGAATAGTTTGGAAATCATCGCGAAAAGAGAAAAGCAGATTAAATATCTTGAAGCTCAAATTGTGAAGAAACAAACCTTAATTCAAAAGTCGTATGTTGCATTGGATAGTTTGAAACATTTGAAATCCAAAGTGAATGTGGTTTACGTTAACAAAGTGAAAGATATAAATGATTTTAATTCAAATCAACTAGAAAATTATTTCAATGAAGAACTTAATTAAGGTTGTAACATGTGTTTTTTGCCTTTTGCTTACATCTGATGCGTTTTCACAAGTCAAGACGAGTAAATACCCATCTATTCAAGTTATAGAGTCAGATACGGTAATTATTTTTGATTTAGAACAAGGGCGTAAACTTGCAATTATCAACGAGAGCAAAAAACATTTAGAACAACTGAATGAGATCCAATTGAAAGAGTTGAATGAAAAAGATTCAATTATCATAAATCAGAACGCAATTATAGTTCATGATGATAAAATCAAAAAGGCATACAACGACATTATAGTTGAGAATAAGAATTTAGAAAAACTGTGCCAGGATGAGAAATCAATTCTGATGCAAGAAATAAAAAAACAAAAGCGCTACAAATGGTACGCGATTATTGGAGGTATTACAACAACTAGTTTTGTAATGTGGTTGTCCATCAAAAATTAATATGAAAGATTCTAGGCATAATCAGTTATTGTTAGCAGTAGGTATTGGATTAATCGCAAGTGATTTAATTCCTACACCTGCAGACGCTGTTTATTTCAATTACATGCGAAATAACAAACAAAAACTTGAAGAAGGTGAGATAACACCTAAACAATATTGGACGCGTGATGCTTTATCCTATTATGGTTTAAATCCATTGTTTTGGGCTGGCGTTTTAGGTATTAGTTTTGTTGCAGGTAAATCATACGAACAAAGAAGAAACATATTAATTGGATTAATTGCTGGTGGTGTGGTTATTGGAGTAATTCATAGAAATATTCGCAAGGATGAAGTAATGTATCAACTTAGAAAGGAAAAAGAGGGTGAATAAACTAACGCGGTATGCAATCGCTTTAAATTAAACACCCTCATTTCTTAAAATTTACAAATGCAATGATATAAAAACTTACAAAACAAATTATAATCAACGATATAAATTGCTTCAATTCGTAACTAAATTGCATTACAGAAAATAATTTATTAAAACTCCATAAAAACCTATTCCCGCTAAAAAGTATATAAGGTTATTCAACCATTGTGGGTAATCTTTCATTCTTCTTGTTGTTTATATTCTTCGCTTCTTTGCTTGAACCATTTGTTTGTTTCAACTTCCAATTGTTGATGGAAATAATAAGGTCTTAAACCATTTGCTTTGCAATAAAGTATTTTGTTTTTCAAGAAAAAAAGTCTTTTCTCTATTTTCCATGACTTATCTTGTTTCATTGTTCTTGTTGTTTTTCTTCTGTTTTAAATATTTCTAATAAAATTGGTATAGAAAATATAGTTATAAAATATTTTCCTATAAATCTTATAGTGCTTCTTCTAATTCTCATCTTAATTCTTCTTTAGTAAATACCTTTTTTAATTATCCATAAAATTTTACCGAAATTCTTTTCAGAACGACTTTCAATTTTAATTCTAAGACTATCCCAATCTTGATTCATAGCATACACACATAACTCCATTTTAAATGGTAAACTTAAGTAAAAAGGAATTTTAAAACCAAATTTTCTATATGAATGTCGGTAGTAGGATTTTCTAACAAATCGGCTTAAATATTTTTTCATTGTTCTTGTTGTTTAAATGTTTTTACTTCGTCTTTAACTTGTTCATAATAATCATATAGTTTTTCATCGTGATAAACACTTTTAATTCCTTGTATCTCATCAACTACTTTTGATGCAAGGTCTTTTCCAAACTTATTTATAAAATACTGTGCTTTTTCTTGTGGTGTCATTATTATTTTTCTTTCATTAGTTCAACACCTTCAAGATATGGTGCTCTATCTAAAGGTAAGTGAGCAATAATCTTACTGCAACCTTTATTATCAGTACCACATGGATTATAAAGACAATCTTCTACATCTTCATTTGTCCATTTATAAATACCCGCACCATTATATGTAAGGTCATTTACTTTTATCTTCTCATCACTCAATACAAGTATATAGTGCTTTGTTTTAATTGTTTCTGTTTTCATTGTTTTTGTTGTTTTAGTTCTTCGCCTGTTAATACAAAGTATAAATTTTGAAGTTGGTGTACATAGTCTATCCTACTAATAATTGAAGTCTTATATCTAAAAAAATTAGGAAGCATTATTTCAAGTTCACTCAAATAGTATGTATTATCAATTTTGTCTTTTTTAGCACCTAACTTTATCAGCCATTCTTCTGTTAGTGGA